AAGCAGTGGTATCAACGCAGAGTACTGTGCTGTTTTTCCTTTGGACATTACATTAAGCTGGCCTGCAAATACTTAAGCTGAAGGGAATGATGAGTTACCGGCCCATTCTACGGTTGACTACGGCTCAGCGTATGGAGTTATCGAGTCGGCGAGCCGCTGGCTTATCGCTTCGCCAGATGTCGGAGGAGTTCTGGGTTAGCGAGGAGGAGGCCCGGCAGCTTCTAAAGCGCGGCTGGGTAAAGCCGGAGCGAAGGTAGGAGGGGTTTACGAAGTCATGGCCCGAGCCGCTTCCGACTACTACGAGCGCCGCAGGGAAGTGTGGCTCAGTGACCCCGACACGCGTGGTTATTACGAGCGCGAGCGGCGCGAGATCGAGCAGATCGACGCGGTGATCCGCTCGCTCGATCAGCTGCGCGCCGGTATCTCGAAGACCGAGAGCGAAGCTAATGGCTAGCGGAAAGCCGAAGGCTTGTGTTTATTGCGGTGGGCCTACTCCTTCTTCGCATCATAAGTATTGTCCGCCTTGTAAGCTTCGTCGTCCGCGTAATAAGCGTGCTCCGGCTCGCGAGCGCGGTTATGGTAAGGAGCATCGGGCGGAGCGTAAGCGGTGGAAGGCTATTATTGATGCGGGTAACGGGTTTTGTACTCGTTGCGGTCGCTGGATTGAGCCGGGTTCCGCTTGGGATCTCGGTCATAGCGATTTCGACCGATCTCAGTATCGAGGGGTCCTGAGCATTCGTTTTGTAATCGGTCTGCGGCGGGTCGCGGTCAGAATGGCCGTAAGGTCGGGCATCAGCGTGTAGATTTCGCCGAGTGGCTATAATCGGGGAATCCTGACCTGAAGTAAGGAATCTATGCGGGCACCGGCACCTAGCCGGGTTTCTATCCGGGACCGCGGCTACTACGATCCCGACGGTAGCTGGCGCGGGCTTGGATGCGTCCCATGGCTCGCCGGATCGTCCGTGCAATCGGATTAGATCCTGTTGACGTCGACGGACTATAGAGGTCGAAGTGAGATACCAACTGAAGCTAGGCGACTGCATCGAGCTAATGCGAGCAGGCAAGGCCGAGAGCGTCGACGCGATCGTCTGCGACCCACCTTACGCGCTCCAGTTCATGGGTAAGGAGTGGGACAAGCACAAGACCCCGCTCGACTTCCAGCGCTGGTGCGAAGCGTGGTCACGCGAAGCACTACGTGTCCTGAAGCCCGGCGGTCACGCTGTCGTGTTCGGCGGCACGCGGACCTTTCACCGGATGACGTGCGGCCTTGAGGATGCCGGGTTCGAGATCCGCGACTGCCTGTCTTGGATGTACGGGTCGGGGTTCCCGAAGTCGCTCAATCTCGATGGCGAATGGCACGGCTGGGGCACGGCGCTCAAGCCTGCGTGGGAGCCGATCATCCTCGCACGCAAGCCGCTCACAGGGACAGTCGCGAAAAATGTACTGGTACATGGTACGGGCGCGCTCAATATCGACGGAAGCAGGATCGCCACCGACAACACTTACTCCTACCCAAATGAGGCGGGCGGCAACACCTTCACGGTCGGGTCGCCACCCGATGGCTCGCGCACTAACCCCGTTGAGTCGTCTCCGCTCGGTCGCTGGCCTGCGAATGTCGTGCTCGGCCCCGAGGCAGCCGCGCAGCTCGATGAGCAGAGCGGTGTGTCGCGGGACGGCGTGGCTGTCCTCAGAAACCGGCCGATCGAGGGCAGTGGGTACAACGCGACGAGTTACGAGATCAAACACAAGCTGAGCCCCGACCAAGGGTACGGCGGCATGGGTGGCGCGTCACGGTTCTTCTACTGCGCCAAGACCTCGACAGCCGAGCGTAACGCGGGCCTCGAAGGGTTCGAGCCGCAATGGGCGCCGACGATGGGCGGTGGGATCGGCGGCAAGCCGCACGACGAGGACATCGCGACGCCGAAGGTGAACGTTCATCCGACTGTCAAGCCGATCGAGCTTATGCGCTGGCTCGTGCGGCTCGTCACACCACCAGGCGGCTTAGTGCTCGACCCGTTCGTCGGGTCCGGCACGACCGGCTGCGCAGCGGCCTTGGAGGACTTCAACTTCGTTGGCTTTGACCGCGAGCAGGAATACCTAGACATCGCTGCTGCCCGTATCGCTTGGTGGCAGGAGCATGCCTCAGCAGAACCCGCAAAGTCAATCCTCGCAGCAGCCAAGAAAGAGGTCAAACGATGAGCTACACCGCGAAAGGCCCAATCGAACCGCGAAAGGCCTATCGTCGCGTCTTGGAGAAGGCTATATGAAAAGGTCGCGTGATCCGCTTCCAACTCCGGTCTGCGAGAGCGGCTATACTACCTCGCAGCTAATTGATATTCTTGGCGATCGCTACGAGGACTTTGGTCTCTGGATGAGCGGTCAGACGATAACGATCTGCGAGGGTCGAGCCTATAATCACGATACGCGCGAGTATCGGGAGAAGTGCGGCGGCGTATCGCATGGGCTCGTCGTCTACCCCTGGGACCTAGAACGGTTCTTATGAAGTGTCTAGTCGAAGGCTGCGAGGGTAGCGCGTCGCGTAGTGCCGTCGCGGATCTTAATGGCGAGTTTGATTCGTATAGCCTCGGGTACTTCCGTACGATTGTAGATATTTCGCCGCGAGTTATACCCGTCTGCGACGATCATTTTGATCTTTCGGAGGCGGGGATTAGCGAATTTGTCGTTACGTCCGATGAGTGGAATGACGATATGACTATTCGGGTTATTAGGGACTTGAGGCTTTTCGCGGTTAAGCTTGATGGTTACCGCGAGCCGCAGGGATCTCCGAAGTAATCGTCGCTATACTTCGCTCATGCTATTAGCGAGTCTTACTCCAGCGCAGCGTGGGGCCTTGAGGCGTATTGTCGACGATTGGATTAGGGAGGGGTTCCAGGTTCCTCCTTATTCTCCGGCTTACTACGATATTTTTGAGGCTCTTGATCTTGCGGAGCCACCGGGGTTTGGCCGGGGCTACGATACGCGCCGTCCCGTAAACGATGCGCCACTGTAAGGACAAGAATGACCGCGACGTTTTCCATCGTTCACCCGTGATGGCGGCGATTACTAACCTGAACAGCTGGCTAAACCCGCTCGCGGACTGGGGCTACCAGTTCTGGTCGGGTATCGGGAGCGGTAGTCCGATCATCGCCGGTTTCTGGATCTGGTGGCACCATCACACCTGCGGTGCCCCCCGCTGTTACTGGTTCGGCAGGTACCCGACCGCGGACGGGGTACACCACTTGTGCCGCCATCATCATCCGGACCTGCTCGGCAAGAAACGCACGCTCGCCGAGATTCACGCCGCGCATCGTGCCGCCCGCTTCTGACCGTAACGCATTGGGACTCCGTACTACTATGGCTAAGCCGTTTCTTTTTCTCGATGTCGATGGCGTTATTCTCGCGGAGCGCGAGCATCTTACGTTTATTCCGGTCGGTACTCGGGAGCGCCTTGCGAGGCTACTACCCGTTTTCGAGCCTGTTTGGGCGACCGCATGGCTCGGCGCGGCGCATCCTACGTTTAGGGACGATCTCGATCTTCCTGACGAGTCGTGGCCTTACGTCGATTATAAGGATTTTAAGCTGACGGCGATCCTACGGTTCGCGGGGGGGCGTCCTTGGGCTTGGGTAGACGACGACGCTAAGTGGGAGCTAGCGAGTCTTGGGGATAGCTTCCGCGACTTGCCTAGTTCGCTCGTTATCTGCCCTTCTTATAAGGTGGGAATTACAGACGAGCACGTTGAGGCGCTTCTAGCGTTCGCGGAGGCTTACGATGAGCGAGGAACTAACTGATCTAAAGTCTCGCGGCGCCCGGGTAGTTAATGTCTTCGGGGCTTTCCACGATAAGTGTCTCGTTGCTCTTCCGATCGAACTAGCGCGCGAGCTTTTCGAGCCGTTCGATCTCCTAGAGTCCTCGCGTACGGGCGTTATAGAGGCCGTCGAGAGGGATCTAGAGGGCCTCCGCGCCCGCGACCCGGGTCTAGCGGAGTCGGCGCTTGCTGCCGCGATGATCGCGTTAGCGTACGAGATTGAGAACCCGTATAACTCGGCGACTTCAAAGTCTATGTGCGTAAAGGAACTCCGCGAGGCTACTAACCGTCTTCGTGAGCTTGCACCTCCGGCGAGGGAGAGGGATAACCTAGATGAGCTTAACGAGCGTAGACGGCTTCGCCTCGCTCAAGGGGGCGCAGGAACCTAGGCTTTATCATTTCCCTGACGGTTTAACGTTAGCGGGCGAAGAAGCGATCGAGGTTGCTGCGCTCGCTGGTCTAGAGCTAGATCCTTGGCAGAAGTTCTTTCTTCGTAATGCTTGTCGAGAGAAGTCCCCCGGTAAATGGTCGGCGTTCGAAGTCGGACTCGTCTGCCCAAGACAGAACGGAAAGGGTAGCGTACTTGAAGCGCGCGAGCTAGCAGGGCTTTTTGCGTTCGGTGAAAAGCTTCTTATTCACTCGGCGCACGAGCAGGATACGTCATCCGAGCATTTTCGCCGCCTACTGAATCTTATCGAGTCGGTCCCCGAGTTCGATCAGCGGGTTCTCCGGGTTCTTAAGAGTAATGGCCGCGAGTCGATCGAGCTTCGCGGCGGACAGAGAATAAAGTTTAAGACTCGTACGGGCGGCGGTGGCCGTGGTCTTACGGGGGACTTTGTAGCTCTAGACGAGGCGATGATTATTCCGATCGCTACGACTGCGGCTCTCGTCCCGACAATGTCGGCTCGTTCGATTACGGGTAATCCGCAGCTTTGGTATACGGGTAGTTCGGTCGATCAACAGAAGCATGAGCATGGCCTCGTTCTTTCGCGCGTCCGCGCTCGCGGGCTTAATAGTGACGATCGCGTAGTGTACGCCGAATGGTCGGCGGAGGGCGACGATCCGGGTACGGTCCCTACCGAAATTTTTGATAATCCGGAGTCTGCCGCTCAAGCGAATCCGGGCCTTGGTATTCGGATCTCGCTAGAGCATATCGCTAACGAGCATGCTGGCGCGCTCGGTCGGCGAGAGTACGCCGTCGAGCGTCTTGGTATCGGCGACTGGCCTGACCCGTCGGAGTTCGCGTCGCGTATGATTTCGACGGAAGCCTGGGCGGTTCTTGCTGACCGCGATAGCCGGATATCGGGTCCCCGCGTTTTCGCTCTCGACGTTGACCCTGACCAAACTTGGGCTACTATCGCCGCGGCCGGTGCGCGAGACGACGGGCAGTTTCATGTGGGGGTCGTCGCTCACCGTCGCGATATCGACTGGGTAGTTCCGCTCCTTACGGATCTACTCGAACGCTATAGTAGTTCTCAGCTTTTCGTAGACGCTCGCGCCGAGTCGAGCGCGCTTATTCCTGATCTTACCGCGGCGGGTATCCGCGCGGAGCGTATTAACGCTGGGGAGTACGCTCAGGCTTGTGGCGGGTTCTTCCAGGTTGTTACTGAGGGTAGACTTCATTATATGCCGCCGCAGCCGGAGCTTGACGATGCGGTAGCGGGCGCGCATACTACTCCTCTACTAGATGCCTGGAAGTGGGATCGTAAAACTTCGACGGCGGTTATTACGCCCCTAGTTGCGGCGACGATCGCTCTTTGGGGCGCGCGGACGAAGGGTATCCCCGAGGTTTATTCGATCGCTGAAATTATTAGAGAGATGGAAAAAGAAGGTAAGCCGGAGGACGAAGGAGGAGTGGCGCCCCCGGAGCAGGGTATAGTTCTACTTGATGAGCTACCGATTGGTCGCCCGCGAGTGTTCTACTAAGGAGGAGTAATGCAGACGGCTACAGTAAAGGTCCCGAGTAGGATCGTTGGAATTACTGCAGTGTCGAATGGTGGTGGTGCGGGGAGAGTGATTAAGATCCTCGATATCCTTCAGTATCATCTTGATCGGTCGCGGACTAATTTATCGACCGCGGACGGCCGCTTTATTGCGTATCAGCATGCGGAGGTCGCGCGAACGCTTACGGAGGTTATCCGCGATCTACGCGATGTCGGCTGCGACTGGAGTTAGTAACGGCTCGTAGCCCAGGTTCGCTTCCAGCCGGGCGGCGGGCCTATTAGGTTATAGCCGCGTTTCCTGGTTGTCGCTAGACAGTCGCCGATACTTCCGTTTGATAGGGGAGGCCCATTAGGATCGTCGGCCGAGACGATAATCCAGCCTCGTCCCTTCCGGTCGCTAATGATGTATACCTGTTTAACGATTTCTCGGTCCGCTTGGACGGACTCGGCGGTATCGAGCGGCGGTTCGGTCATGTCGCGACTACGGCCGACGGTCGGCGCGCATCGAGGTAGTGTCTGTCAGGTGTAAGGCGAGGGATTTATAAGACCGATTCTTATGTTCTAGTACGGACTTGACAGCGGACTGACAGCCGTGCTAGCTTATGTTCCGGGCCGGCGAATAGGCCGCAAAGCCGCGAGCATCGCGGCCGCCGCCGAGCGCCCGCGGCGGCAGGGGTAGTTTTACCTGCTTCGCCGTGAGATCGACTAGGAGCTTATCCCGCGCTTTCCAGAGTCTTTCGTCGGCGTCGGAGAATGCGATCGTGCCTGCGTCTCGCCTATGGTGTGTTACGGCTACTTCTAACTGGTTGAAGGCCTGAATGTAGCGGTCGCGTTCGCTCGATACAGCTGCGAGTTTCGCTAGGGCACGGTTTAGGGCGATATTATCGTTCAACTTTTCTTCTTCCCCCTCGGTAGGCTAGTCTTAGTACTACATATTATCGGCGGGACTAGGAGGTAGGCATACTTAGATGCAGGCATACTTAGATGCTGAAAAAGCCAGTTGCCCCGTTCATAGGGGCTTCGCTAGCGCAGGGGACTGGCAACTCCCTGCTGCGCGGCGTATGCCCCAGGTAAGGCTCTCCCGCTTCGGCGGTGATCCCCCTGGGGCTCCGTTTCTCGTGGGAGGTCAGATGGGTCCGATTGAGCGCTTCGAGCATTTCTGGATCAGCCGATGGGGACCGATCGGTGGCGGCTTGCGCTGCGGCTTTGCATTATCCGCGCTTCTTAGCATCGCCTTCGCACTGATCGTCGGTTTTTTCAGAGTCTAAGTATGCCTGCTCCTGGTCCCGATAAGGTCTTGTGCGGTGCTAAGACCAAGTCCGGCAGCTGCGGCATTGACATCTGCCCTCTAGTGAGTGGGAACTACGATTCGGGCCTCCGCTTTGCCTCGATGATTGAGAGAATCTGGACTACGGCGGTCCGTAGTCCGCCGCCGCCTGCGTAGCCTTCGCCGAGCGCGTTAGCGCGCCGTAGGATTACGGAGGGTGGTACGACGCGGAACTTCGAGATCGTCGCGTCGGTTATTTTATCGGGGTTTTCGCGAACCCAGGAGGCTAGGCCGCGGATAAAGTCTCCCCTGAGGATCTCGACGGGATCACCTTCGTACGGCGGTTCGCTCTTCCAAATCCTGGCGGCGAAGTTTAGTGTCGTTTGGAGTATTTCTTCGCCGTTCTTCCAGTGGAGGATCTTTCGGAGAGTCTGGACGGACCGGAGCGCCATATAGTCATCCGCTTGGTCGTAGATACGGAACCCGGCAGTCGCTGCGATCCTATTAATTAGTACCGCTTCGGGATCTCCGGCGCGTAGCTCCGACCGGAAGATTTCTAGCGATGTCGGCTGACGTCGTTCCTTATTAAGGATAGCGAAGAGGGATGCTTCTTCTTCGCTTGTTAGTCCTTCACGAACGATCGCATTGATCTTTCCGTTTCCCCGCCAGCGTTTTACGAGTTCGAGCCGATGCTGGCCGTCGATAACGAACTTTCCGCCTCCGTCGCGGCGGCTTACTTCGATTACGCCGATTAGTTCTTCGTCATACACCGAGAGCTTTGACGTTAGCCAGTCTTCGTTAAGCTTTCGCTGGTAGCTCCGGTCGATTCCGAGATCGTCGATATCAAGCTGCTCTACCTTAACCTTCACGGACGCTCCTTAGTTCGGGTTTTCCCGTAGCCTACTCCACCTGCGTCGTCTCGTCCTCTGTTAGCGTACGCAGGCGCCGGGATTAGCCCGGGCTTACCGCAGATAGTTCCCTCGGTACGGGTCGAGCTAACTCATGTACGTTCCAGGTCGAGCTAACTCATGTACGTTCCTTTCGTAAAAGCGAATTCTAACCGATCGACCGAAGGTAGGAATATGAAGCTAAGTCTTGGGGATATTCTCGAACCCTTCGCTGCTGGGGCGGCTACGACCGCCGCCGCAATAAAGTGGGGTTCCTTCGCTGCGTTTATCGTCGCTGCCGTCTCGCTCTTTTATCTCGCTCAGTGCCATGCGAAAACTCCAGTTCCTTGGCCGAAGCAGGCGCTTCTCCGCGTCAAGTGGTTTTACAAGCGCCAGCTAGCACTAGAGAACGAATTCCGCAAAAAACCCTAGTAAACGCCCCGCGAAAGCGTCCTAGCTACCGAGTAGGGTCGGTAGATGGAGAATAACTCGGAATTGCCCCGCGCTGCTGCGGGTTACTTAGATGCGTACTACGCGAGGGGGTGATTCTTATAACCATAGCCCGACTTTCCGAGCAGCGCTCGGCTCGACCAGCAGAAACTCGCTTTCAATCAAGCTGGCCAACGGGCTATGGCTAATTACTGAGCTGGACTGACTTTTCAGCTATTCCGCCTCCTGGCCTTACGCAGCTTCAACGGGCGGGGGGTCCTAGTTACTCCTGCGTCTCTTCTTCAGGTTGATGCTGTTTTTACTTCGCTCCGCGTTATCTCGAATAGCATTATTAAGATGGGGAATCTTCGGGCCTATACCGAGGGCTGCTGGGAGCCGGAAAATATTCCGTATAAGGTATATCTTCCAAAGCAGCCGCAGATTCTTACTCGTACTTGGCCGCCGCGTACTATGCAGTGTACGGGGGTTGATCGTACGATCTGGTCGATGGCTCTTTTCGGCGAGTGCTTCTGGTATATCCTCGAACGCGGTAAGGGTGCTTATCCTACTTGTCTGGATATTCTCCATCCGGCGTTTATGGAGGTTAAGACTGATAAGGCTACGGGCGAGCCGATTTATATTTATGGCTCTGGTAAGGATAAGCGCGTTCTTGATACTAACGACGTTGTTTATATTCCCTTCAAGTCGCTCCCGCAGGCTAAGCGAGCGTTAAGCCCGGTCGAGTATGCGAGCGTCGCTGGAGCCTTAGCAATGGCGGCTTATGAGTTCGGTTCGACCTGGTTTAGTCAGGGCGCGTCACCGGACTTCATTCTTTCGACCGACCAGAAGCTCGGGAACGAAGAGGTTAAGAGGATCGCGCAGAAGTTCGTTATCGAGCATGGCGGACTTTCGGCGTCGCATATGCCTCTTATTCTCGATGGCGGGATGAAGGCCGATAAAGTTATGGCCAGCCCGGACGAGGCCCAGTATTTAAATAGCCTCGAATACTCGCGTTCAGTAATCGCTTCTTGGTTCGGTATTCCCGCGGAGTGGTTAGGGAACGCTCTTCAGCGTCTTACGCCGCCTCCGGCGGGGTCGCTTCAGGAATCTACGATGCTTTTCGTTCAGAATACACTTTCGGGTTATCTCGTTCCGATTGAGGAGGCGTTTTCTCTTCTTCTTCCGGACGGTCAGTTTGCGGCGTTTAGTGAGGAGAAGCTTACGCGGCCGAACGTTCAGATGCTTTCGGCGGAGATCATGTCGCTTCGGAATACTCAGACGGCTTCGGTTAATGATACTCGTGTCCGTCTAAAGGGTTGGGCGCCGGTTCCGGGCGGCGATGATGTTATGGCTCCGCTCGCGTCTAATGTTTCGCCTGCGCAGACGGGTAATAATGATCCTCCGCCTGCGGCTAAGGCCGCCGTGAAGCCGAAGCCGAAGCCTGTCGCTCCGGCGGGTAAGGCGGCTACGACCGTAACGAAGGGGAAGTAATGGCGCTTATTAAGGCTCCTGTGGCTCCGATCTATCCGCCGCGGAATAAGCCAAAGGTCGTTACGGATGTTCCGATTACGGTTTATCCGCCGCATAAGCGGATTAGGGTTCCGCGGTCGGCGCCGCTTCCGAAGATGAGGGTAACTAGGGCGCGGGCTAAGACGCGGAAGACGCAGGCGCGATGATTCGCCGTCTCCTTCCCGCTCATAGGTTTCTAAAGCGTAATGCTTCGAGTTGTCCTTGTGGCGAGGATTGTACTTGTCGCGATGAGGCCGGTCAGTGTACTTGCGGCGAAACTTGTAATTGTCCGCTCCCTGAGACGGAGGTAGAGCGTAGTGCCGCCCGGGCGGCGGCTGCTGCCGCTTACGCGCGTACTCACGGCTCGCTCGCTCAGGCGGCTCAAGCTCCGACTCAGTTCGCTGGTCAAGGGGCAAACATCTATTCGTCTTGGACTCCTATTGAGCTTCTTACGCAGCAATATACGACTCGTAAGAAGGATGATGAGTCTCATGTCTGGACGTTCGATATTGACGATACGCTTACGTCGGCTCCGCTTCAGTTCGCGCGTCTAGCGACGGCGCTTCGAGCTATGGGCGATAAGGTCGTTATTGTTACTGGTCATGGCCCGGAGGCTACGCGTAAGGAGCTACTCGACGCGATTGGCTTCCCCTACGATAGCATTGTTATTACCGATCCGAAAGATGGTAGCGGTAAGGCGAAGGTAATAAAAAAGCTTGGCGGCTGGTTTCATTTCGATGATCGGATTGACTTTGGCCCGGAGATTATTAAGGTTTGCCCGCTATCGCTTATGTATGTCGAGCCGCCCGGGGACTCGAACCCTAAGAAGGACGCCGAGCAGGCCCAAGAGGATCTAGATAAGTAGCTCGCGCTATTCGGCGCGTCGAGGGAGAAAGTTCTACGCCCGAGGAGGCGGTATGACGACGTATGATGAGCGCATGGCCGCTTACGAGGCCGAGCTGCGTGCGAAGTATTCTGATGATGATCGTAAGGCGATGGCTAAGTCGGGCGAAGCGCTAGATGATGGTTCCTATCCGGTTAAGGACGCGGAGGATCTATCGAATGCTATTCGTGCGGTCGGTCGCGGTACGAATAATTCACATAATACGATCAGGAAACATATTATGGCTAGGGCAAAGGCGCTAGGACTCTCGAAGGAGATTCCCGATACTTGGCAGGCTGATGGTAGTCTCGCCGAGGCGGATTCGGCTGAAACGCAGGCGGAGAAGCGGACTCTACGTAGGAAGGCGGAGCGCCATCGGGCGGTTCCGCTTATGCCGGAGGTCCGCCATTTTCAGGCGACGAATCTAGAGATTCGCGAGGCGAGCGCTACGGACGAGATTATCGTTACTGGCTCTCCGATTGTTTATGATACGCCTTATTCGGTCGTAGATATTTATGGTCAGTTTGAGGAGCGTATGCGGGCGGGCGCGGCAGCGAATGTCGTAAACGCTGATGTCCGTTTCCTCTTTAACCATGATGGTCTACCGCTCGCGCGAACGACTTCGGGTACCTTGACGCTAGAGGATACGCCGAGCGCGCTAGTTATGACGGCGACGCTTGACGCCCGTCAGCAGATTGCTAACGATCTCTCGATCGCGATTCAGCGCGGCGACGTTTCTCAAATGAGCTGCGGGTTTATCGTTGGCCGCGACGAGTGGTCTGACGATATGGAGCACCGCGATATCTTTGAGCTTCGCGATCTCCTCGATGTTTCGTCCGTGACCTATCCGGCGTCCCCAACAACTTCGATTGAGGTCGCTCGCCGGATGGTTATGGAAATGCCAATCGAATCGCGCGCGCGCGCCCGTAAGTTCTATGTTGATGCTCGCGCGGGTAAGATTATGTCGTCTTCTAACCAGGAGAAAGTCCTCGGTGCTCTTCATACTCTCCATTCTGCGCTTAGCGAGGCGGGAGTCGAAATTAATGATGACTCTACCGAAGAGCCGAACGCGGGAGACGAGCAGGATATAGGGAGCGCCGATCCGGAGGTTTCGTCTTCGGATGACGGTACCGAGGGCGGTAATGGCGGTATCCCGTCGAATGACGCTACGCTTGGCCTTGTTGATGGGTCGGGTTCGCGTCATCAGGAAGATCCTGGCGAGAAGATCCGAGTTGCTCCTGATACGGCCGCCGAACGGCGCATTGATTCTCTAACATTCGGCGACCAACAGTCGGCGGTCTATCAGGCGCTTCTTGGTCGGCTTGGCGAGGAGGCTGACCTTTGGGTCCGCGATCTCGCTGACGAATGGGTCGTTTACGAGTCCTATGACGAGGAGAGTCCGGGTATCTACCGGATGAATTATTCGCTTAATGACGAGGAGGCTATCGCGTTTGATGGCGAGCCGGTCGAGGTATCCCGCGTTAGCGAGTGGGTGCCGACCGAGCCGGTCGAGCGGGCCGCTAATACTAAAACTTTGCGTATGCTCGAACTAGAGCTTACGCGTAGGCGGCGTATCGCCGCGTAGTAAGAAATACGGTTGTACCACTTCGTAAGCTAGCTGGACGGTTCAGGAAATCGACGGAGAGTACTACGTTGAGCTATCCCTGCGGAGGTTCGGGAAGTCGTATGGACTATATCCATACGATCAAAGGAGAGGCGCTATGCCTAGCGCCCTTAAGGAATTACTAGAGCAGCGTGATACTGCTCTAGCTGAAGTCGAAGGTATTACTACGGCCGTTGCTGAGCGCCCGGAAGACGAGCGTGAGCTTACCGAGGACGAAGAGGCCCGCTCTGCGGAGCTACTCTCCGAAATTGATAAGATCGACGGGCGTATCAAGGAAGAGAAGGTTAAGGTTAAGCGGGCGAAGATGCTCGCCGAGGCGCGGAAGTTGGTCGAGCCGCCCGAGGACGCTTCTAAGGACGGTACGGGTAGTATCCAGGTTGATGAGCCTATGGTTTACGGTGAGGGTTCGCCGTATTCCTACTACGCTGATCTCGCGCGTTCCGTCGCGGGCTACGGGTGGGGGCCGAACCAGGGTGCGCCTGAGCGTCTTACGCGTTGGGCTCATCAGCTAGAGCGCGAGTTCGCTAACGGATCGAAGATGGCAAAGGTCGTTGAGCGTCAGCTCCGCGAGCTTAACCGGAAGACGAATCCCGCGCAGACGATTGCCGATCTAGCGGAAGTTCGTGATCGGGGCCGTACTGCCCTCGAAGATAAGGTTGAGGAACGGGCCGGTGTCGTCTCTGGTGGTGGCGCGGCGGTTTCGTCCTCTGGTGGTGGTGGCGCGGCGTTTATTTCGCCCGTTATCTTCATTGGTGATTACGCGCCGTACCGTGAGTTCGGTCGGGCTTTTATCGACCAGTGCAATAAGCAGCCGCTGCCTGACTATGGAATGGAAGTCTATATTCCGTATGTCGGTGGCCCGGCGGGTATCGCTAATCAGGGGTCTGATGGTCTCCCGATTAATGAGACGGACCCGACGTTCGGGTACCGCTCTGGCTCGCTCCAGACTGAGGCCGGTCAGGTTACGGTTACTCAGGTGCTCCTAGATCGCGCGGGTCCGGGGTTCTCCTTCGACCGCATGATCTTCGACCAGCTGAATCGGGCTTACGCGCCGGTGGTCGATACGTATGTCCTTAATCAGGCGCTCCTGAATGCTACGACGCAGATTTGGTCGGGTAACGCGGGCGCGTTTGATCTAACAGTGACGAGCGGTTCTGGCGGGTTCTACGGCCAGGTGTCGAAGGCTAAGGCTGGTATCCGGACGAGCGCCGGTACCGTCCTAAACCCGCAGCACCTCTTCCTCTACGCGACGCGGTGGGAGTATATCGCGGCGTGGTCGGATAGCCAGGGTCGTCCGGTCGTTGTCCCGGATTACGCGAACGCGTTTAACGCGGTCGCGGCTGGTAATCCTTCCGGCGATGTCGGGATTGAGGGTAACACGGGCTACCGTTTTAACGGTTTGCGCGCGTTTACCGATCAGAATATCCCGCTCTTCGGTACTACATCCGAAGATCAGGTTATCGTCGGAGATCTGAACGAGGTTTACGTCTACGAGGGCGAGCCCGTTACAAGGGCCGTTCCCCAGACACTAGCCCAGAATTTGCAGGTTCTCCTCCAACAGTATTCCTACATTACGTCGATAGTGAGATACCCCGCCGCCGTAGTTTCGATCACCGGTACGGGAATGTCGACGATTTCCTACACTAACTAATCTAGCGCAAACCGTAATACTAGAGCTAACCGCTCGCGGTAGTTTAGTAATACATTTAGCGGAGCTTAGTGTTCCGTATCGGAACTGGTAGACTAGATGGGTCGGGGCGTAATAAAGCGCCTCGGCCTATCTAGGGGTAGGTTGGGACGTAATAGGACATATAAAGGATGAGCTGGCTACAGATCGAAGGCGTAGTTCCTGAGGTGATGAACATGCCGCGAACAGTCCAAGACATCCTTGACCACGCCGACGAGCTCACGAGCCGCTTTGAGAACTACGAGCCGACGCCGCAAGACGAGCGCGACCCCGAAGCATTGTCGCCCGACCCGTTGCTTGCTGGGGAGAGTCCTTGGAACGCTCGCCCTGTGGCTGCTCGTCCTATGAACCCGATATGGGCAAATACGAGGCGGAACGCTAGATAGGAGGATTAAATGACGGTTTCTAAGAAGCTCCTCGCGATCGTTCCGGCTAAAGAGGCCGAGGACGACGCGAAGCCCGCTAGGGAGGTCCGTAGGGGCCTTCGGCGGATCGTTACGCGCGGCGGTCGGCGCGTAGAGGTTACGTCGGCGCCGAGAGGCGAGACGCGGGCCTAGTTAAGATTTTGGCGAGGTTAGCTCCTGTTTAAGCGCCATTACAGGCTACCTCGCCTACATAGGATATCGCTGGAGTCGCTGAAGAACTAGCGTTGGCGCGGCGAAAAGGCTCTCTATGCTTACCCGCCGGTAGGCAGTAAACTCTACCGGCTAACGCTCTATCGGCGAAGACCGGACCGATAGCGCTAGGGTAATTATAGCCGATCAGTCGTTAGGAGGTCCTCGTGGCGTTTAGCTACTGTGTCGTTAGCCATACCTTTTCTAATGCTGATGGTACTCCGGCTAGCGGCTCGGTCGAGTTTACGCTTAGCGGTCGTATGACTCAGCCTGATACGACGATTATGCCGGGTAACGTAACTGCGACGCTAAATGGCGCGGGGTCTTTTTCTCAAATGCTCGCGTCTAACGTTGATTCGGCGACGGTTCCTCAGACGACGACGTGGCGGGTTGATATCCGGATAGCCGGGTCGGAGATTGAAACGTTCAATATCGTTGTACCTACGGATACTGCCTCGGAGGATCTAGGGGCGCTACTTCCGTCGAACCCGTACGGGGGGTAATCTATGTCTACGCCGCCGGTAGCGGAGGTAAGCCCTGCGTGGGCCGATTACCTAGACCTAGATAATGACGTTAAGCCGTATCTTCAGATTCCTCCGACTGATACGACTCGCGACGTTGCTCTTCAAATGTATCTTGATATGGCTTGTACCTGGACGCAGAGTTATCTTTCGCGGCCGATTGCGCCGACTACGTTTTTCCGTCGTTTTTCTGGCTGGTCGAACTTTACTGGCGCCTATATTACGCTTCCGTACTACCCGGTTCTTGAGATGGTTTCGGTCGTCGAGTATTGGGGGCTTAACGGTCCGCAGGTTCTTCAGATTCAGACGCCGGAGAATCAGGCGCCGGGACCGCAGGTTTATCAGGTCGATTGGCTTCAGGGGTACTTAATTCGTACGTTTAGCGGGCTTATTCAGCGGCCCTGGTTCCCCGGGTCGAATAATATCGAGGTTACCTGGGTTGCGGGTTACGATCCGATTCCGCCTGATATTAAGATCGCTACTCTTGAACTTATCGCCTACTGGTGGCGTTCGACGCAGCAGGCTAGTCGTTCGCGGGCGGTAGGGGCGGCAGGGTCTGCTGGTTTCGGTTCGGACGAGCATAATCCCCTCTGGCCTGGTATCCCGAATCGTGTTACTACGCTTCTTGAGACGTATCTACAATTCGGGGTCGGCTAGAATCAAGCTAATATCAAGCTAATGGAGCCGCTTATTGTTTATTCCTACCTTCCCGATGAAGAACCCTTCTATTCTGAGCGCTTTGAGGTGCTTCCGCTTCTCTGCGAGTCGCGTTTCGATTATTCGGAGGGGCTTGCGGGGGTTTGGGATTTAGATCGAACGCTCGTTAACGTTGAGCATGATATGAGAGTTTCGGACGACCTAATTCAGCGGATTTTAGACGATTCTCACCCTCTCGTAACGTATGCTTATACGCTTTTTTGGGCTTCGACGCGTTCGAAGGAGCATTACGCTCAGCGAATGAACTATGGCGAGTGGGTTCGCGAGGGCGCCGAGTCTGCTGATTATTCGGGGATCGGTTTCGCGAGGATAGATCCTGAAGTTCGGACTGGGCCGCTCGGCCGAAGTACCTGGCAGCATGTAGACGTAGAGGTAAATAAGGTGGTAGCGGGGCGATGGGCTATACTATGGCCCGAGGTTTTCCATGACCACTTTTAGCTACGGGGGTACTCGTGCCGGAGACGCCGGATCTTACGGAGTTCGCTCGATACGCCCAGCCGCGAAAGCGTCCTTGTCTAATTAGCCTCGGCGAATTTTCTGAGGAGGATAGGGCCGCTCTTGATGCTGCGGTAGCGCTGGATAATAAGGTTATTCCGGCGGGCGCGATTGTCGGCTGGCTAGCGAAGCGCGGGATCGAGATTAGTGCTCAGCAGGTTTACGCCCATAGGATGGGTAGATGCTCGTGTTATGATGAGCGGTAAGCCTGATCTTTCCGAGTTCGATACGCTGACGGAAGTCCAGGAGCTACGGAGGGCGAACGCGACGCTTCAGGCTCAGCTTCGGCGAGCGAAAGCGAAGACCGAGGATCTTGTTGATGCGACGATCGCGGCGGCGCATGACGCGATGGTAGCTTTTGGTCCGGTTCCGGAGGTTCCGGCGCCTAAGCATGACGGTCGGAAGCGTTCTCCGGAAGTCGCGCTATGGCATTTATCGGATTGGCAGGGCGCGAAGATTACGACGAGCTATAACTCTGAGGTTATGCGCGAGCGCGTTCTCCGCTATTGCGATAAAGCTCATCGTCTTACTGAGATTCAGCGCGGCGATCATCCGGTTCGGGATTGCGTAGTCGCGTTTGGCGGGGACGTTATCGAGGGGCTTTTTAACTTCCCGCAGCAAGTTTTCGAGATCGACGCGACGATCCACGGGCAGTTTATCGCGTCGGCTCGTCTCGTAGCTGACGTTGTTCGCCGAGCTTTAGCCGAATACGAGCAGGTCGAGGTCTTTACCGAGTGGGGGAATCACGGTCGTATCGGCTCGAAGCGTTCTGCTGTCCCACGGGCTGATAACCTTGACCGAATGGTTTATACGCTCGCTCGCGAGATCGTAGACGGGCATGACCGCCTTATTTGGCATGACTGTCCGGAAGATATTCAGAAAATCGCGATCGGGAATTATCACGCTATGCTCGTTCATGGCGACGAAACGGGCCGGAACGGCTATGTAGCACCCGGGACTTTCGCGAATTGGGTTATAAAACAGCAGTCGGGGGCGTTAGGTTGGCCTTTTACGGATGTTTACGTCGGGCATTATCATCAGCATAAGGAAGATCCTTTGCCTAATGGTCTTGGCTCGATCTACTATACTGGCTCCGTGGAATCGGATAATCGGTACGCCCGAGATTCGTTAGCTTCTACGGCAGTGCCGTCTCAAAGGCTGAATTTCGTCGATCCTGAGGAGGGACGGGTGACGGTACCCTTACGAGTATGGTTAGATTAGCGAGTCGTGATATTCATCTTGAGAAGGAACTCCTTGAGGCTGGCTGCTCGCAGTTTTTTGGTACGGAGCCGTTTATTCGGCTTGTTCATGAGCGGCTTAGCATGGGGGAGGAGATGTATGGTGAAGCCTATCTCGGTCGTGATAACCTCGTTGAAGCGATCGAGGAAGGCCCCGATGCGGCAGCCTACGCTCTCCTAGAGCTTCAGCGTCTCGCGCTGATTCTTGGCGAGGACGCCTATCAGGAGCTGCGAATGTTAACGGTCGGGATTATTTATGCCGCGGCGCAACTTGATCTCGCTACGCGAGCCGCTATCCGCTTACGTCGCGAGATCCTTAGCTACTAAAGGGGTGGTAGCTTATGATCCGGTCCCGAAGTAATTGGGATGTCGGGACCCTTAAGGAGTATGTCGAGGCGTTACGCGCGGCTGATCAGCGAGCGCTCCAGATTAAAGAGACGGCGGACGAGCGCGCTCTACTGCTGCAGGCGGAGACGCAGAAGTATAAGGACGAAAAGGCGAATGATCTACGGTCGCAGATTGAGCGTGAGCGGGGCGGTTATGCGACTAAGAATGAGCTAGCGGCCTTAGCTGATAAGGTGGGGGTAGCTCTTAGGCCACTTTCTGATTTCGTAGCCGCGCAAGCGTCGCGTACTGCGACGAATATTGACTGGCGGACGGGTATCTACGCCCTAATAACAATCGCTGCCGTATTAATCGTACGGTTTACGTAGGGGGAATTTTGACTCTTTGGACGCCTCCCGGGTCGCTCGACCCGAGAATAAAGTTTGACGAGAAGGGCCGAGCGATCGTCGAGGTTGAATCGGCGCGCTGGGTAGGAACGGCCCGGGAGCCGCTTCTAAGGGACGTACGCCTGAATTCCCTTCCGGTTCGTCCTAACCGCCGTGATCGGCGGCGCGCAGCGCGAGAAGGGCGTAGAGCAAAGTAATGCGAGTAACGGTCCTAATGACTGTCTATAACTCCGGCGCGTACCTTCAGCGAGCGATCGAGTCGGTTATCGGTCAGACTTATACCGACTGGGAGCTAATTATTCTTGATGATGGCTCGACTGACCCGCTAGTCGCGGAGACGATCGAAGCCCTACGGATTTGGGATCGTCCGCAGATAACGTACGTAAATCTAGACCCAACGGAAGAGGACCGCCGCGCTTCGGTCCGCTACGCGACGAATATTAACTATGGCGCGTCGATAACGAGCGGCGAATTGATCTCCTATCTCGCGGGCGACGACTATTATATGCCTAATAGGCTAGAGCGAATGATCGCGAAAATCCGCGAAGGACACTCCGTTGTTTATGGACCGCAGCTCCTTCTCGGCGAGGGCGGCCAGCATCTAGGGGTACGACCGACCTGGGGGAGAATCAACGACGGCTGGCATTTGATCGACTTTAATAGCGTCCTTCATACGCGCGAAGCTTTCGAACTCGCTGGCGGCTGGCCGACCGAGAACGGCTACTGGACCGACGCTGATGGTCATTTCTGGAAGCGTCTCGGCCGCGTCGGGTTTCTCTTTATCCCAGTAGATGGTCCGGAGCCAACTGACGCTAAAGTCTATAGAAGTACTTCTGTTACCCATAATGTCCTTTCGGGTCGCGACCCCTGGCATGAAGAGGAGCGTCCGCCAGTAGTTGAGAAACCCCATTGGGTCGTCTCGGGCTGATAGGCTATCTAGGATGATCGGTGACCTAGCTTCGGTTTGCGTACTCTCGTATGAGAGGCCCGAGTTTCTAAAGGAGGCGATCCGCTCCGCCCGTGATTACGCAGAATATCCTTGCGAGATTATCGTTCATGATGACGGGTCTGAGGCCGAGGACTGCTATACCCTAATTAATGTTCTAATGGGCAACGGGTTTATTTCACGCTCTATATTCCAGGTCGCGGGGAATAATCAGGGTGTCGGCGAGAGTATCCGCGTCGCCTTCGGAGCCGCGCAGGGGGATGTTCTCGTAAAGTTCGACCAGGACTGTATAGCTAGGCAGGGCTGGCTACGAAAGGCCGTCGATATCCTTTTTAACGTTGTCGAGATCGACGGCGAGCTAAAGCGGATCGGAATGCTAGGTCTTTTCGAGTATCAGGCGAAGGACGATCGTTTTCAGACGATCCGCCAACATAATGGCTTCCGCGAAGTTACGGACTTTGTTGGGTCGGCGTTCGTTATTGCCCGCGACGTTTATGACGAGGTAGGCCCAATTCCGACTCATAGCGACGCGTTCGCGGAAGACGTTGAGCTAAAGCTCCGTCTTCAGGCGGCGGGGTATCTTCTCGCGCTTCCTAACGAAGACCTGATTACGAATCAGGGGTTCGGGGTCGGTCCGTCTACCGTCTGCGTTTCCGAGGGGCCGGACGGCGTACGGCCGATACATCATAGCTCGGTAATCTTCAATAAAACTTGATTTCTCTCCTTATAACTACTTATAATCGTACGCCGCTACTAAAGAAAAGCTTTGAGGCGCTTCGCGGGCGTACGCTCCCCGACGAAATCCTTATCGTTGATGATGGCGGGAGCGACGGCTGCGAGGATCTCTGTAAGCGGGCGAAGAAGTGGTTTCGCTGCCCGGTTCGGTATATCTATACGCATCAGCCTTTTAATTCTCAGTGTAGTCATAGCCGGAACGTCGGGGTTCGTAATACGAAAGCCGACCTGATCGTTACGAGCGAGCCTGAGCTAATTTTCGTTACCGATGTTATCGCCGAGTTCCGCGAACTTCATAGGCTACATCCGAATGAAGTTATCTCGGCGGGGACGGTACATCGTCTTAAGGAGGACGGTTCGGAGGGTGATACGACGGTCGGCTGGGTAGCTCCGTTTACCGCGCTTTACGGTCGCGAGTGGCTAGAGGCTATAGGCGCTTGGGATGAGTACGGCTTCCCCGATACCTGGAGCTTCGATGATACGGACCTACTTACTCGGCTTCGGTTAACGGGACATGGGCAGATAATCGCGAACGAGATCGAAGTCCTCCATCAATTTCATCCGACGAGGTGGACGCGGCAGGACCGAAACGATGCTTATTTCCAGTCTAAGGGTTTCGATAATGGAAACCGGGAGTTTATCGTCGCTAACCAAGGGCAGCCTTGGGGAGAGATAAAGCGTAAGCCTAAGAATGCTTGAGCTTGCCGAGCGCGCTTATAATCGTCGTGCTAATCAGTCGGTCGAGGAACTAGCTTGGCTTCTCGATATTCTCTCGCGGCGTAAGCTCCGCCGGGTCTTAGAGATCGGCTGCCAGGATGGCGGTACGTTCTGGGCCTGGTCGCAGATCGCTACCGCCGACGCTCAGCTTCTTGGTATTGATTGGGACCCGGTAGGGAAGCTCGCCGAGACTAAAACGCTACCCTCGCGCGGAAGACAGAAGGTAAAGCTAATCGAGGCGGATTCTTCCGATCCCGCGACTCGCGATACCGTTTGCGATTGGCTCGGCTCCGATTATCTTGACTTTCTCTTTATTGATGGCGATCATTCGGCGATCGGCGTTCGCGCCGACTGGTCGGCCTATTCGACGCTAGTTCGCCCCGGCGGGCTCGTAGCTTTCCACGATATTACAAGCGGGCCGAGTAACGGCGTTGAGGCTTTCTGGGCGGAACTAAAGGCGCGGTATCGGACGGACGAGAAGATCGACCCCGGGCACCGAAATATGGAGCGTATGGGAATAGGAGTTCTCTACCTATAATCTCCGCCGGTCGTTATACCTACGTTCCTGAAGATATACGCTGCTTTATCGACCTTGAGTTCGGTGCGTTCTGTTCGATAGCTTCTGGGCTACGTATTACGAGCGGACAGCATGCTTGTGTTGGCTATCCTAACTGCGTTTCGACGTTCGCCTTTGCGGAGTGCGGCTGGGGAGACTATCCGCCGGGTAAAGTAGACGGCAAAGTAATTATCGGTAATGACGTATAGGTCTGCGAGAACGTTACGATTCTCGATGGTGTAACGGTAGGTAATGGCGCGATCCTTGCGGCCGGAGCGGTCGTTGTAAGAGCGGTCCCGGACTATGGTATAGCCGCCGGGAATCCCGCTACGATACGTAAGATGCGTTTTCCACCCGATGTAATCGTAAAGTTATTAGCCATTGCGTGGTGGGACTGGCCGGACGAGCGGATACGCGAGGAGCTTCCCCGATTGGCTGATGTATCTATCTTCGTCGCCGCGTGAGCATAACACTTCTAATCTCGACCTATAACCGGACTCCCGCTTTACAGAAATCTCTAGAGCGGTTATCGGAGCTAACGCTCCCCGACGAGATTATCATCGTTGATGATGGCGGTTCGGACGGCTGTAAGGAGATGCTCTCCGGGCTTTCGATTAGGTGCCCGGTTCGTTATCTCTATAACCATCGGCCCGGCCCGAATAATTCTGGTCAGGCTCGGAATGTCGGGATTCGTCTAGCCTGCTGCGAGGAAGTCCTTATTACTGAGCCCGAAGTCGCGTTCCTTACGGATGTAATCGCTCAGCTTCTTCTGGCTCGTAAGGACTTCCCGGAGAACGCGCTTTTTGGCGCTACGCTAAAGGCTAACCAGAACGGTTCGGCTCCTAACGACGCGACGATGGTCGCAGGCTATCCGCATTATACGCTTTACCGTCATTCTTGGCTTACCGAGGTCGGCGGCTACGACGAGAGCCTCCCGGGTGCATGGGGTTTCGAGGACGTAGATTTGAATCATCGGATGGGCGAGAACGGTCATCAAACTCTTTTTATCTCCGCGGCGAGAGCCTTTCATCAGTGGCATCCGCCGAGGGTAGACGCGGGCGAGGCGAATAAGAATGAGGTAATCGTACGGGCTAAGGTTTGGCCTAACGATATCGTCGCTAACTCTCATCGTCCCTGGGGTACGCTAATATCAAGACCTGATGAAGTTCGAGGATCAACTTAAGGCGGAGGCCGAGAGCTGGACTAATCCGGATACTGATGTTGGCGATAAGCTTCTCCGCGAGCGGATTCGTCATTATGGGCTTATCCGTTCGCTCCTACTCGATAAGCTCCCAACTTATCGGTTCGACGTTCTAGAGGTTGGCGGCGGTCCGCTACCGATCTCGGATCTTCTTCCCTATAGCTCGCGTACGGTTATAGATCCTTGTACTGAGGCGTATAGGGCGATAGCTCCCTGTCCGGATCATTATGCGGGTCGTATCGAAGATTTCCGGCCCGAATACGCCGATACTTTTGATCTTGTTATCGCGACGAATTCGCTCGATCACGTCGAGTCGCCTCATAGGGCGCTAGCGTCGATGAGTTTAGCCCTTCGACACGGGGGGTATATGGCGATCCTCTGCTGCGAGAATAACGCCTTGAACCATCCGCACCCGGCCCATAAAGTTAACCTAACGGTCGCCGATATTCATAGCGAACTCGACGCGGATTACGAAACGGTTTATCAGCTTACTTTCGAGCGCGACGGTTTTCGTTACGGTTGGCGTCGTTACGACGGGGTTTGCGGGCAGCCTGCGTTCGCGTGGCTTGGGCGGAAGGCTTACTAATGACTTTCGAGTGTCTATTCTGCGGGTTAACTACTACCGACGCGGATCGTCCCTCCGAGCTATCGCCGAACGGGAAAGATCCTCGCGAGCCTTGGTGTTCTCATGGTTGGAGTGTAGGCCGCGATAGCGCTAACGGTATCTATTGGCGAAATAACGGCTCGCCGCAAAGTAGTTGGCGATGGAAGATGGTACCCGTAGCGTGAACGAGAAAGAGCTTACTACATCTATTATCGCTCTAACGATTGCGGTAAACGAGCTTACGGCGTTTCTGAAGGAGAAGGATCTGCGTGATCTTGAAGATCACGGTCTTTCGGCGGCGCGGCGAGCGGCCCAACAGTATTTAGGCTCTTTAGATGAGTAGTTTTAGGGTAGGGGTCTGTATCCCGGTCGGCCCTAACCGTCAGGGTAATCTTCTTCGCGTCCTCGGCGATCTTGAGCGCCAGACCTATAAGCCGGAAGTAGTCGTCCTTGTTTATGACGGCTTCGCGCCTTACGAGATCGGGTATCAGAAGCTTGATGTTCATACGGTCGAGATTCCTAAGCATGTCCCGGGTAACGAACAGCCAAGAAACGTCGGCGTCCGAGCGCTAGAGCGGTTCGCTCCGCGCGTTAATTATGTCTGGCTGCTCGATACGGATATCGTTTTCCGCCCTGAGTGTCTAGCGGCTTACGCGGAGGCTTACGAGCTAGCGCCTGAGCCGCGTATCATGATCGGCCCGTACGACTGGCTACCGAAAAACGGTGGTGGCTACCCCGATCTTCGTAATGACCAGCGCTGGGATAGTTTCGACGAGCACGGCCCGGAAGAGGTATTTCAGCTTGGTCGCGACGGTAGGGATCTGCGCGGGATGGTTGGCTTTGGTCTAGCTTGTTTTTCGGGTAATCTCGTCTGGCCTATCGAGGAGTTTAGGCAGGTTGGGGGCTTCCATCCGGAAATGCATCATGGAAGATGCGAGGACGGCGAGTTAGGGCTTCGCGCGGTATCGCAGGGTATTGCCGTCTCGATGGTTCGTAAGGCTAGGGGCTGGCATTTATGGCATCAGGTAAACGAGGAATGGGTTCTCGAAACGAATAAGGTTGATGTACCGATAATTAACCGTCTTCATCCGTGGGTAGAAAATGAAGGACTCGTAATGACCGCGAAGGATGGTATCCGCTTCGATTTCCGCTGCGAAAAGTGCGGCGCGCGTAAGAATACTGGCGAATACTGGATTCATTACGCTTCTTGTAAGGGGGAAGAGGATGCCGGATCTCCTATCGACAGCTCCCTGGGTTTTTGAGGGCTTTCTAAGCCTCGTTCAGGCTACGGGGGCCGCGCAGAGTCCGCCGGTAGCGGTAGTCCCGTTTATGCTTGAGGAGTACGAACCGGCGAGTTACGTTATGCTTACGGGGATCGAGGGACATCGCTTCGAGTGGGAAACGATCGGCTCGTTCTCGCAGAAGGAGTATTACTCGCTTACGGGGGTCGCTACCGTTTTCGTCGGCGACTCTCCTGATTCGCTAAACCCAGCGGTCGCGACGAACGTTCTTAACGAGACGTACGCTCTTTTCAATAACGTTATTATGACGACCGTTATGAGTAATCGTATCGTTCCGGTCCTTAATAACGCCTACCCTATCCCGGGGGCTGTCTATTCGATTCTCCCCGGCTACGCGCGTTATACAGCCTCTCCGGGGGTTCTCTCGGGTATAGCGGCTGGCTGGGAGGGGACGATTCAGTTCGCTTATGATATTATGGCGTATATTACGCCCGCTTAGCTCGGCCGGGCGAATCCTACGGCGCGCTCGCGGGGCCGCGTAGGACCGTCTAGGAGATGCGCGTAGAGGTCGGCTAGTTGGCAGGTGCCGGGCGAGCCGTTCTGGTAGCCGCGCGACTCTAGCCATATTTCGGCTTCGTTAGCGGTAAAGCCGCCGAACTCGATGTTAGCCGCGCAGCGGCCGGGGCGTGCTACCGCCGGGTGTAGTTTCGATATCTCTTCATTAGTCGTTACGAGAACTAGGAAGCGTAGGCCGCGGCCGATTAGCCCGTCGCAGGCGTTTAGGAGACGCGAGAGGGCTTGCCCGACTTCGCGGCGGGCGTCGAGAGCGAGCATTTCGCCGCAGTCTTCGAGGACGATTACGCGCCACTCTGGCTCATATTTCGAACCGACCGTATCCTTACTATTCATCAGAACATGTAGCATATAGCTCGCGTGGTCGCCGAAGAACGTTTCGGGGTCCGCGATATAATGTAGCTCGCACCAGTCGCGCCACTCGTGCGCTAATGCTCGGAGGGCCGTCGTTTTCCCCGTCCCGGGCTTCCCGTGCCAGAGGACTAGCTGACCGCCTACTCCGGGCCGAAAGTCCTTCATCATGTGCCCTAGGCCTGGCGTAGAAGGATAGTTCGGCTCGATTTCGTTCCAGACTGCCCGGTCGATCTCGCGGCGAATAGCCTGGGGACCACTATTTCCTAGCGACCAGAAAGTAACCGGAATAAGGTCGCTTTTAGTTTCGTGGCGCGGACAGATTACCTCAGCGAGCGCTAGCCCTTTCTTAGCGTCCTCGGGCGAAGAGCTATAACACGCGGCATACGCGCGCCCGCTATTTACGGAAATCTGGAGTAGGTCGCCTTTGATCTCCCAGTAAGCTTCTATCTCGGAGGGGCTTACTCGACTCTCGATACAATCCTTAAGGTCCATCTTAATAGCCGGGTAGTTCCTACTCGCCTGGTGTTTTAGCCCGAGGTCGTTAGCACGAAGTATTACGTTCTGATGGTGAAACCCGGTCGCTACCTCAACTACTCCCGTTAACTCCATTAGACGCTACACCCGCAGCTAATTACTTGACCGTAACATAGCGGGCAACGCTCAATATCGCAGCCAGGGTGATGAAGCTCGCCCGTAGGCGCCCCGCAATCATGGCATAGAGCGGGCGGCTGCGGATTATCAGGCTCGTCGCCGTAGCGAATCCGTAGGCGCGCTACGGCATCCGTAAAGTTATCGTACTGCTCAAGCGTACATCCCCGAGGCTCTAACATTTCGCGCTCGCATACGTCGCAGACGGCCATCTTTTAATCCTTTCCGTAGCCCGAGACGAAGTGTACTAGGAGGAGCGATGCCCCGTATCTGGAATATAACCGCAGCCCCTCTCGTTCTCGACTGGTCGCAGACCGCTATACGAGCGGGGTTTTCAACGAACGTTACCGATCAGGTAGCGGCGGAGCTTTCGGCCGGTCCCGACTGGTCGCTAGAAGACCCAAGGCAGCCGCGGAATAAAGCTGATACCGCTGCTAAGATTTCCGTAGGTGAAGAGGCCTAAGAACGAGTCTGTAAAGTTGTAAGACGTATAATAGTAGCAACGGTCCGAAGTGGCCTTATTCAACGGTTTCCTACCGTTCGCGGATGCCCTAGCATACCTATACCGGCACCGCTTAATCATATCTCGCCTCCCGTAAAAAGGAGGTATCTACCCTAAACTGCCGGGAGGCGTTTTATGGCAACCACGCTCGGGGGCGGGCTTGGCGGCTACGCCGCAATTGCGGCTCAGCCGACTTACGGTAACGCGTTCGTTACTCCGACTCGTACCCTTAACTTTAAGACGTGCAAAATGACTTACGATCCCCATATTGTTCAGGGTGGTCCTTATCTAGCTGGTGGCCGCGAGGTCGATATTGGTAGCGCCCATATTAACCCGATTTACCTTGATGCTAAGGGTACGCTTACGGGGGATATGACGAACTCTGGTTCGGCGCTTCTTCTCGCGACTGCGTTTGCTTCGACGGGGACGCTTACGGAGTTTGGTACTACGACTGCGTATCAGCTTGGTGGTTCGGGTGGGATTACGCTTTCGGGGCCGGATACGAATAACGGTCAGGCTTCGGGTACCTGCTTCGATATGCAGCTGGGTGTTCCGACGACGGATGCGATCCAGCATCCGGAGAACTATCACTCTTGTGTTATTACGAAGGCCGAGTGGGTGTTCGATCGTACGGGGCTAGTGACGTATTCGTATGATCTTGACGCTCAGTATGTTGAGAAGACTACGCCGCTAATTACGCCGTCGTTTTCGACTTCGACTGTTCCGTATTCTATGTCGGGGCCTTCTTCGTTTTTCCGGGCTGGTACGTATGGTTCGGAGGCGGCGATTGATGGTGTCCGGAAGTGTACGATTACGCTAGAGCGGAAGCTTGATGTTACGCGGATCTACGTCGGCTCTCAGTATAAGGAACTGCCGATTACGATGGGGCTTACGGATATTACGGTCGCGCTTGATACTGATTATACGTCGATCGCTAAGTCCGCCCTATTTGATCTCTTCCTTGCTGGTACGCCGACTTCGATTATCTGCGAAGCGATCGGTTCGGCGATCGGTACGTCGGGGATCAATAATACGTTTGGATTGAATGTGACGAACGCGTTTGTTCAGACGGGCGGTGAGTCGCCGCTCGACGGTCCTGACGTTATCAAGAATACGATTAGCTGGAAGGGTACGATTGACGTAAATAACGATCCGGCGCTAAAGGCGTGGCTTTATACGTCGGATAGCCAGTTCTAGGAAACGCGAAGGAGGATCTACCTCTATTATGTGGGAATTTGAGTATAATGGTAAGACGTACCTATTTAACCCGCGGAAGGATCTAACGTATTCCGCGCTTAGTCATATTAAGGCGTGGTATGGGGAGCTTGGGCGTTACCTTAATCTCCTTCAGGGCTGGATTTATGGTGATCCGGATGCCGTAGCCTGCGTCGTCTGGATTGTTCTTCGCCGCGAGAACGAGAACCCGCCGGAGCCTAATCGCTTCGAGGATTTCTCGGTTGGCGAGCTTCTTGGTTCTCGGGTAGAGAAGGTGGACGAACCAAAAAAGGGAAAATCGGTTTCGCCCCCGCCCCCGACCCCAGAATCAACCTAGACCCGGACGAGTTACGCGATGAGCATCTCTGGTTTCTCGCGCATCTCTGTCATCTAACGCCGAAAGACATTGAGGATACCCCTTGGATTGATCTCTTGATCTATACCGGGGGTTGCGACGAGTGGATTAAGTCTAAGAACGTCTAGGGGGATCTATGGCTCGAACCGGGATGCTCTTCGCGGTAGATACGCGAGAGATAGGGGCCTTTGCTCGCGATCTCCGCCTAGTCGGTCCGGCTTCGGCGAATACTATGCGCGCGGCTATGGCGGAGTCGGGCGAGCTAGTTCGTAAGTCTGCTCGCGAGAAGGCGGCTTTCTCGACAGGTGGCTCTACGACGAGTGTTCGGCTAGGTCATAAGGGTATTCCGTCGTCGATCCAGAAGTCGTTTGGGTTCCAGCGTGGTGTTTACTGGTTTAGGGTTCGGGCGGGCGGTAAGCAGGCTCCGCAGGCGGCACCGCTTGAGAACGAGGGTAAGGGTCATCCTAGGCACCCGCTCTACGGTAATAAGCAGTACTGGTATACGAATAGTACGCCTGCGTTTATGGAGCCTGCGCTTCGGGAGAATACCCCCGGCGATTCTCGCGCTAACGGAATCGGCGCTAGACGAAGCTATTGCGGTTTCGATTTACGGAGGACGCTAGTGGCTAGTATGCGCGGCGGCGATGGTCGCTTCCTCTCGATTACAGGCGTTGCTAACCTTCTCGGTATTGATAGCGCCTTTCTAAAGACTGCCGATACGGTCGAGGCGTCGGCGAAGAGGATGACTGATTCCGTCGCTGGGATAGCGGCGGGAGCGGATGGCGCGGCGGACTCGCTTGAGGGTTCTCTTACTCGGACGGCTGCGGCGTCGGTAGCTGCTGCGGACGCTTATAGTGATGCGGCTAAGAAGATTGCTGATAGCGCTAGTCTCGCGGGGAGCGCGGCCTTTAGGCAGGCGGCTACGACTAGCGCTTCGGCCGATGATATCGTAGCCGCGGCGGGGCGCGCGGCGGCGGCGGCTTCGGATAGCGCGGGAACTATTTCGCGTGCTCAGGAGGGCTGCGGGGTCGGCCTCCGCGGTAGCCGCGGCGAGGATCTCCGATTCCTATGAGGTACAGGTAGCTGCTGCGCGGGCCGCGATGGACGCTCAGGCCGAGCAGGAGGGGGTCCTCGGTCTTCGTACGAGCGAGAATGGCTGCTATGCAGGGGCGCCTAGCGGCGGCGGCCGTAGAAGGATCGGATGCTCAGATCGCGGCGGCAGCTCGGGCGGCGGCGGCCTACGTAGATTCCGCGGCTAAGATTACGGCCTCTCAGGCGGCGGCGGGCCGAGCCGTCCAGACCGAGGCTGCGCTGCAGGGGCTTAGCTCCGAAGAGACAGTCCTCGCGATGCGCCGTCAAATGGCCGCGATCGGCGCGGCTGATTCTGAGATGGTCGTTAGCGGCTCGGCGCTCGGCGGTCTTTACTCTCATCTTGGTAATACTTTCGCGGCTTGGGGTATTCCGTTTGGTAAGTCGCTAAAGACGACCGGCTCGGCCCTTAATGATGCGAAAGTTTCGGGCGATGGGTTTAACGCTTCGATGCTCGCGCTCGGGAAAACAGCGACGGTCGTCGGTGCGGTCGCTTTTACTGCTTTCGCCGCCGAGTCGCTTCGTCTTGGTGTAGACCTTCAGACTGCTTCGTCGAAGGTCGCGCAGATGACGGGTCAAACTCAGGCGCAGGGTCTTGCGATCGGTCAGTCTCTTCTTAAGACCTCTGAGTTTTCCGGTTCGACGCTAACTAACGCGTTCGCGCAGGTCGCAGGTCAGCTTAAGCTCGTCGAGGATAACCATGCGCTAAACGCTGCGCAGGCCGATAAGTTTATGACGACTACGAGCGATCTCGCGGAGGCGGCGGGTATCGGCGTAGCTCCTGCGACTGCGGCTCTCGGCCAGGTAATGCAGTCGTACCAGCTTCCGCTAAGTCAGGCTAATAACGCTGCGGATAAGCTCTTTAATATCGCTCGTGGCGTAAACGTTTCCGTTTCGCAGGTCGCGACGGCGGTCGATAAACTCCACGGCCGGATGGGCGTTCTCGCGCCGACGATTAGCGATGTCGGCGCGCTTATGGTCGAGCTGGCCGAGCACGGTGTTATTGGTACGCGCGCCGTTCAGGCGGTTACGACTTCGTTTAATAAGCTTACCGGGCAGAGCGCCGAAACGACGGAGATCCTTGACGATCTAGGCGTTCATATCTTTACCGCGACGGGTAAGTTCGTCGGGATGCGCTCGGTTATCGCGCAGATGAAGCCGGTCATGGATGACCTTAGCGAAAGCCAGCAGGCGTTCGTCCTTAAGGCCCTCTTCGGCTCTCAGGTTTGGCAGACGTTCGGGCAGATTATCGACCAGGGTACGCCGAAGTTCGATCGCGCTTCGGCGGCGGTCGATAAGAACGGTACGGTCCTTGACGCCGCGCAGAAGCAGCAGAAGACGTTTACCGGCGAAATGCGGACGCTCGCTACTGCCGTAGACGACCTCGGCGAAAAGTTCGGCCTTATTCTTATCCCTGTTGTCGAGAAGGTCGGCGATGTTTTCGCGTCGATCGCTCAGTTCTTCCTCGATAGTAAAGCTGCCGCGGTCGCTCTAGGTTCGGTAATCGTAGGCGGTCTTGGTCTACCGATTCTCTACTATCTTGGTAGTAAGGTCGTTAGCCTCTTTAAGGACATGGTTAACGGCGCGATGGCCGCCGGTAAGTGGCTTCTCGGTATGGGTTCGGATAGTAGTGCGGCGGCGGCGGAGGTTCAGGCGAGTAGCGCTAAGGCTTCTGCGGCGGTCCAGGCTGAGGCGACTGATATTAGCGCGTCTACGGGGGAGATTGATACTGAGCTAGCGGGTACGGGCGCTGCTGCTTCTACAGCCGCGGCTAAGGTCGGCGTTGCGGCTACTACAGTCGAGGGCGATCTTACGGCCGAGCAGCTATCGGTTGCTACGCAGACGGCCCTTATTGATACTGAGCTAGAAAGCGTCGGCGCGGCGGCGGAGACGGGCGCGGCGGGCGTCGGGACTGCTGAGGCGACTATTGGCGGCGGAGCGCTCCTCGGCCTAGGCGCTCTAGGCGTAGGGACCGGCTACGTACTCGCGAAGGCTCTAGGGCTTAGCGGAGCGTTAAAGTCTAGCTCGCCGGAGTTCGCTCTGCAGTCGGGCGAGAGTATCTCGAAGATTCAGAAGCAGTATGAGGCGGACGAAAAGAAGCGCCTTATCGGAGCGTCCCCATTAGGGGATACCCCGGGCGAGGAGGCTACGGCCTCTAAAGAGGCGGCGCAGGAGTGGCAGAAGGTTCTCGACGGGATGGAGAATAAGAAGTGGGTTGGGTATAAGGCTGAGGAGGTCGGCGGCGCGCGCGTCCTAGTTCCTTCGACCTTTACTGGCCCGAGCTTTAATAGCAAGGGGATAGAAACAGCACCCCGCTCCTACGAGCGGTGGCTCGTTTTCGTCATCTGCCAATTGGGCTAACTCTTTGCTTGCGGCGATGGGCGTCAAGTCCAGCCCGGGCGCAGTTACGGCACTTGAGGACTTCCAAGCGCGTGAGGGACCATTCGGGACGCAGGCAGCATATAACCCGCTGAATGTCAGCGGGCCGCTGAAGGGCACCGGGAAGTTTGACGGGACGCCAGCCGAGAACTACGGTTCCCCTACGGCTGGGATTCAGGGAGAAGTCGCCTATTTCGAACAGTACGGGCCCGGCGTTATCGCCGCGTTGCAAACTGGCAACGTTGCTTCGGTGGAGGCTGCTGTTAAGGCTCTTGGCCCGAACGCCTTTGGCAGCGATACGGATACCCCGTGGGCGAGTTCGGGGAAGAGCGTGCCTAATACGGGTGCCCTTAATCAGCTTATTTCGAATACTAAGACTCCGGCTGGGGAGAAGGCGAAGGAGACGGGCGCCGCTTCTATGGAGGGCGACGATCAAAGAAGCGATTACGACGTACGCTCAGCAGGCGGCGTCGGCGTCGGCTTCGGGGAATACTCCGCTCGCGCAGCTTAATAAAGCGATGGAGGATAATACTAAGGCTCTTCTAGCGAAGTATAAGCAGGAAGAGAAGGGGATTAGCTTTAATGACCCAGTAGCTCTCGCGAAGCTCGGGGACGCTATAAAGGTCGCGCTCTCGGGGCAGGCTAGTTCTTATAAGGCCCAGTCGAAGATTATCGGTACGGACTGGAGTCTGCAGACCGCCCTTAATAACGCGGCGGTTTCTGGTGGTACGAAGGCGCTCGGGAATCTACTCGGGTCCGGCTCCGTTTCGGAGGATCAGTATAACGCGCTTACTTCGAAGTCACAGAAGAAGCCGGATAGCCTTTATAACCAGATTCAAACTGCCCTAAAAGCGGAGGCGGCGGCTCCTACTCCGGCCGATAGGAAGCAGATCGCGGCTAGTATTAAACCTACTCAAACTCTCTATAAGGATCTCGTCGCCGCTCATACGAGCGCGATGGAAGTATGGAAGGATCAGACTCTCGCGGATACGTTGAATATTCAGACGGCTGCGGCTAACGATCAGATTACTGCCGATAAAGACGCTAACCAGGCTATGGTTCAGTCTGCGGCTAATACCTGGACGATGACTTCTCAGGGTATTATTACAGGCGTTAATAACTCCATGGCGGCGTTCGCTCAGGGCGGAGTATCGGCAGTTACCGAGTCGATGAATAACTTCGGTACCGACGCCGTTCAGGGCGGTTTCCGATGCGTTCTCGGCCGAGGCTACGGCGATTAAGGATGCGTCGCAGGCGGCGTCGGACGCGTCTACGACTCAATCTACGTTAATCGCCGATCAGGCTCAGACTACGGTCGATACGCTCGGCGAGCGCGGGCTTTACGGGCTAAACCTTCAGGCTCAACAGGCGCAGGTAGCGCTCGATAGCCTAAAAACTCAGTTCGATACGCAGATCGGTCAAGCGCAGCAGACCGTCGATTCGGCTCAGAGTTCTACGGACCTTACGACGGCTCAGGCGACGCAGGCTCTTGATAGCGCGAAGCAGATTCAGGATAGTCTCGTTTCCGCTGCTCAGACGAACGTCGATTCGGTTACGAAACAGCAGGATCAGCTAGTTGCTAACGCTCAGGCTGCGGTCGTTAAGGCGCAGGGCGGGTCGCAGGCTCAGCAGGCGGCGGCGAATGCGGCGCTTACTCTAGCTCAGGCTACTGCGTCGAATACGATCGCTTCGGCTAATCAGAGTCTTACTACCGCGCAGGATACGGACGCGACGATTACTCAGCAGGCTCAGGCGGCTCTTTCCGGCGCTCAGGGTAACGCATCGGTTATCCTCGCCCAGGCTCAAGCGGCGATGGCTACTGTTCAGGGGCAGGCTCAGGTAGCGGAGGCTAATCAGCAGGCGATCGTTTCGATCCTTCAGGCTCAGGCTTCTACGCAGTTCGCGGGGTCGGGGATGAATGTATATATTACTGGCCTCGCGGTAGATGATGCGGCAGCGGTTTCGGATGCCGTTCAATGGGTTTCGCGCTCGCAGTATCAAGCCCCGGTATCTACCTAATGAGTCTTCCTTCTTCTACGCTTACGGTACCGACGTTTAGCCAATATCCGTCGGCGCAGTTTCAGGGGGCGCAGGCTACGATTACGCTCGGTCCGGCGCCGTTCTATATCCGTGGCGATAAATGGTCAGTATGGCCTTGAGGGCCTCGATATGCCGACTGTTATGACCGGCGACCCCGAAGCTCCGCGGATAAACGGTCAGTTCGTTGGCTTTGATAAGCTTTCGGCGCGGTCGATTACGATTACGCTTGATATCGGACCGCCGTTTGGTAGCTATACGAACCTCTCGGGTGCCATGGCGGCGCTCCGGTCGGCGCTTACGCCTAGCTATACGGTCGAGTACCCACTCTTTATTCAGCTTCCTAACGGTCCCGAGCTAGTTTCGATGGTTCGGCCGCGGAAACGCTCGACGCTCGTTGATCTTCCTTATACGGTAGGGCAATTAGCACAGAACGTTCCGATTCAGTTTTCGGCTACGGACCCGACGCTTTACGCGGCCGGTACGCTTGGTCCTTCGGTCGGGGTACCCGCTCCGCTTGGCGGCTTTACGTTCGCGCCGCCGACTACTTATACGAGCGGCGTTACGGGCTCGATGAGTTTTAACCTTACGTTTGGCGGCGGGACTGAGTATAGCGTTATTAATGCTACGAATTACGGCGATCTTCCCTGTTACCCACTTATTACGTTTACCGGGCCGTGTACTTCGCCGACGCTAACAAACTCCTCGATAGTCGGAACTCCGTATATCCAGTTCGGCGTTATTATGAACGCGGGCGATCTTCTAGTCGTTAATACCGACCCGAAGTATCGTAGCGCTGTCTATTTTACGAGCGGTACGACGGACGGCGCGGACCGGCTTTATACGCTCGTTCAGGGGTCTAGCTGGTGGGCGCTCCCGCCGGATAGTACGAGCCAGATACAGTTTACTACTCTTGATACGGTAGCCGTCGCCGGGACCTGTACTATGGAATATTCATCAGCGTACTCGGCCGCGAACTAGGAGACTAAATGACTGACCTTACTACTTCTTCCGCGAATACGATGCTTACTGCGGCGCCCTGCGTTCCGACGACGGTCTACTATCTCTCGCTTCATACTGGTTCGCCGGGTACGACAGGCGCAAACGAGATTTCCGGCGGTTCTTATATACGTCAGGCGATTACCTTTGGGTCGGCCTCCGCGGGGAGTCAATCGTCGAGCGGTACGGACGCTTCTCAGTCTTTTACCGGGATGCCCGCGGAAGCGGGGGGGGCTCCCTACTTCGGTATCTGGACTGCCTCTACTAGCGGGACTTATCTCGCGGGTGGTACGACTTCGGGCCTCTCGGGGGCTATCTCGTCGGGGTCTACGATTACTTTCGCCAGCGGCGGCGTTACGCTTAGCCTAAGCTAATGGCCGAAGTAATCGCGAATAGCCCGCAGCCGGGAGCGGCGCTAGCGCTTACGTCGCTCGCGGCGGCGATTACGACTACGAGCCAGACATCTATTACGGTTAATACGGCAGCGCCAACGGTACTTCAGAGTGGAAGCTTTCGCGGGCTACTCTACGACGGTATTCAGAATAGTAGCCTAGGTGAGCTAGTTCTCGTTACATCCGGTCAGTCGGGTACGGGCTGGACGATTACTCGCGGCGCGAGTCTCGCATCCCCCGATACCTGTTCTTCCTATACCTGGAATAATGGTACGCCGATATACCATGTCTGGACGGCGGCGGCGCTAAACCTGATCTTCGGTACAGCCCAGTCTGTTAATACGCTTTCTACTGGAACGACTGCCTATACGGGCGCGATTACGGATGCGAATAACTTCGTTGTCTTTACCTGTGCGACCTCCGGTACCTTTACGATTCCACCTAATTCTTCGGTCGCTTTCCCGGTTGGTACTATCCTTACTTATGGCCAGGGGGGCGCCGGGACGATTTCCGCTTCGGCGGGGAGCGGGGTAACGATTCAGGAGCCGAGCGGCCCGACTTCGCCCGGACAATATCAGTTCGTATCGGCGATCCAGGTTTCGACTAATATCTGGTGGCTTGGGCCTAACGCAACATGAGTAATCCTAGTTCGATCCTTATTCCTACGGTTACTCGGCTTGGCGCGGCTGCGCCTTTGGGTAATCCGGTACCATATAACCCTAATAACGTCGCGGCTCTAGCGTCTAATCTCTGGACGTATGAGGCGGCGCTAGGTGACGAGTTTATTACCTATGATACGGCGAGTCCTAACGGGATTAATCACGTAAAGTGGTCGAATGGGTATTACCCTAGTAGCCAGTGGGGGACGAGCGGTCCGATCGTCGGCGGGCTAGGCGCGCAGGTAGCCGCGAACTGCCAAATTACTTCGAGTCCGGGTAATGCCGCGACGGGGACGATAACGGGCTTTACGGGCGCGTCGTGCCTTCAACTTACGGCTACTTCTCCCGGTACGGACGGGTATACATATAGTACGGGGGGAATCGTTTCGAACCCGACGCTTAGCTATAGCGGTGGCTATGAGGGAATCGGTGTTTATCCCGGGAGCTATATCGAGACGCGCGTCCTCCTTCAGGGTAACTCGTCCGGTAACGAAAACTACTACTCGGTATGGCTTCCTTCGACTAATGTCTCGGGCGAGCTAGACCTTTTTGAGAATATCGGTAGTCCGTTTCAGTCGCTCTGCGGGCACTTCCACTATGACGACTATACGGACCCGAACTACGCAACCGGCTCCTCGACGCCTACTCCTTGGTATAGCCCGACTGATCAAGGACGATGGTTTATTATGGGGGCGATCTGGGGTACTAATAGTTTATGTACCTGGTTCGCTAATGGTAGTTCAAGCGCGATGGGTTCGCCAACGGGCGGCTCGGGCGATATGAATCCGCTTCCTACGGGCGGCGAGAGTGGCCCCTTCTACTGGATTCTAAGTATCATGCCGGTTAATAGTGAGTACACTGCGAACTACATTCAGATTCCGGGCCTAATGCTCGTAGATTACGTCCGTGTCTTTAGCCCCGCCTAACCGCGAAAGGGAAAGAATAATGGGTTTACTAGAGAAAATGTCGCGTAAGGCGGTACTACTCGACCGGCTCCGCGATCAGCCTAAGCCGTCTAGCCGGATGCGCGTTCTCGGGTCGTTTATTCACCCGGATATTGACGAGATTATGGGTATTGAGTCTCGCGAATGGGTTACGCGCGATCGGCGCCTAAAGAATAAGGGTATACCGATGATGGGGCTCGGCTTCGCCGGGCTTCTTCAGCCTAACTCGGAGCCGGTCGTCGCACCGTCGGCTACTACGGGCGTTACTTCGGAGACGAACCTTTATACCCCGGCGACTACGACGAATGCTGGCTGGGCGCTTATTCCAATGAATACGCTCCGCTCGCCGCAGGCGCTTTTCGTTATCGCCTGCGGGATTATTACCTCGTCTGCTGGTTCGCAGACCGTGGCGGTTACGAGCCGGATCGGGACGAGCGCGACGCCTAGCTCTAACGCGTCGCTCGGCGCTACGGGCGCGGTAGCTCTTGGCTCGACGATTACGAACGCGCTTTGGGTTTATAACGCTTTCGCGACGGTCCGGGCGCTCGGTTCGGGTACGACGGCGACAGCGGTAGCTCATGCCGAGATAACGATTAGCCAGCAGGCGTCGGGTTCCGCTACTACCGCGGCGATCGGGATGAGTGGTAATACGTCGGCTACGTTCGACTCGACGATCCAGCAGGGCTGGGTTATCTCGGTTACGCCGTCCGCGTCAGGCGTTTCGGCCCAGCTAACGCAGTTTGCGCTTATTGCTTGGGACTGATCGGCGTGAGTACCGCCGCCCGATGCCGCCATAAAAAACTAAATAGGCTCTAACCCGAGGCTGATATGGCGACTATTCGCCAGTCAGTAGGCCTAGACGGCACGGGCGGTACGATATCGCCTTCGTGGTCGGAGGCTACGCTAAGCGGTAGCCTCCTGCTCGCCGTTGTCGCGGCGGCTAGTGCTAATCCGACCTCTACTCCGGCGAACTGGGTTCTACTTAAGAATCAGTCTGCCGCGTTCGGGGGCAATAACTATAATGTCTATGCGTATCCGGATGCGGCGCCGCAGTCAGGGTCGTCGAACTGGGTATTTGCTGCTAGTACCTTTCCGGGTGTTATACTCCTAGAGCTAACCGGGATGCCGCCGCAGGCGGCTATCGACGTTACGCTCGATAACGGCATAGTCGATACCTCGACCGCCGGGCACATGACGGTTAATGCGCTCGGGCCGACGCACTATTCGGTCGCCGCGTTCATCGCGATTACTAATAATGCGATCGAGTCGAGTACTAATACGATTAGCGGCGGCGGCTACGCGTTCGTCGCTAACGCTAACGTAAACGGGGACTCCGGGCTAATCCTCGGCTGGCAGGACGGTATCGGGCCGGGTACGACGCTTAACTCGGGTGGCGTGACCGTTAGCTGGACGCCGAACTCTGGCTCTAATACGTTCGCGGATGCTTTCCAATTTACGCTCGTTGAGGTAATCCCGGCGATACGGCCTACGGGCTATCTCCCGCTAGAGCTAGGTCCGAATTCTGTTGGCCCGACGTTTTTCGCGCGGCAGCCGCTACCGCAGCTACGGCAGACTCTTGCTAGTACGGCGGGGACGGGTACCGGGACGTTTACGTTTAGCGGCTCGGCTACGGGTATAACTCAGGGCGCGCCGGTCGAGCCGATCTACCTCCCGCAGGAACTAGGACCAAAGGCTGTCGGGCCGACGTTCCTAGCGCGGCGGCCGCTACCGCAGGCGCTACCCGTAGTTAAATACGCCGCGACAGGTAGTGGCTCGTTTAGCTTTAGTGGGACTGCGATCGGGACGGTTACGGGTCTTCGCCAGGCTGCTGGTATTGACGGTGCGGGGACGACGATTACCGCGACGTTCGGCGAAGCAACGCTTGTCGGGTCGGGTATTCTCGCTGTCTATACGTCGGTTAACGGTGTCGCGCCGACCGTACCGGCGGGTTTCGTTGAGCTTGGATCGCCGATAGCGGCTCTTTATGGCGGCGCTACCTGGTACCTCTATCTTTACCCTGACGCTTCTTCTATTTCGAGCGTTGAGTTTACGGCGCTAGGGGCTACGGCTTTCCCGGCGTTGATGATCGCGGAGTTCGAGGGGCTAGGGCTTACCGCCGAGCTTAACGTTACGGCTCATAACGGCGTCGCCGAGACGACGGTTAATGAGACGATGACGATTAGCGCACTCGGGCCGTCTACTCTTGGCCCGCTCGCGGCTTTCGTAGCAATCCAGTCTAATGACCCTACGAGCCAGATTACTGGGTTTACCGGAACCGGCTGGACGTACGTAACGGGTACCGGGCAGAACGGGGATACTAATAACGTCCTCGCGTGGCAAAGCCCGATGGCGGAGGGGACTACTTACCCCTCCGAAACTGTAAGTTGGTCTTCGTCGTCGTCTCGGGGTCCGGGCTACTACGCGGACGCGCTTCAGTTTACGATCGTCGAAATGGAGAGCGTAATCGCTACGGGTAGCGGTTACTACTCCTTTAGTGGTAATGCTATCGTCGCGGGTACTGAGACTACCCTAAAGCCGACGGCGATCGGCGGTACGGCCCTTACTCAGGGTTCTAACGTTATCGGTGGCGTTACTCCGCTATCTATGGCTGTCTCTGCTTCGGGCAGGTTCGTATTTTCCGGTACGGCGACAGGGTCAACGACTCTTTTTGCGACCGCTACTGGGATTTATACGTTTACGGGCGTTGCAAGCGTCGCGAGTGCTACGGGCATATTTGTTTTTACGGCGTCGGCGACGGGTACGATAGTTGGTCCTACCCCGACTCCGCCCGGTCCGTATCAGCCGGTATCGCTCGGCGCGGGTGCTCCCCTCTCCTACGTATGCTGCGATCTAATGAGCGGGACGATCCTAGGGACGCTCCCGCTAACGGGCGTTACTTTTGGAAAGACTCTTAACGGGATAGGTCAGTTCCAGGGGACGATCGACCTTGCCGACCCGAATATTACGGAGATGTTCCCGCTTACGCGGACGATCCCGGCGCTAACGGCGATATTCGTTGACTATAACGGGGCGTTGATTTGGGGTGGCGTTATCTGGCCCCGGCAGCGTAATATGTCTCCGCCGCAGTCGCGGAAAATGACTATTACGGCCTCGGACCTTTGGAGCTATCTCGCGAACTCTCGCGTCCAGGCTACGGACTATTCGGCGCCGCCGTATTCCGGTATTACCGGGCCGACTGTCCCGATGCCTATTTGGAACGCTAATTACCAGCCGAGCGGAGGCCCCGCCGCGGAGTGGGATGCGGTCCTAATCGCCTGGCAGGTAATGGCTGACGCGCTCTCGCTAAATTACGGGAATATCCTTGGCGGGATGGGGATCGCCGCGAATGGTTATACGACCGCGGCTGCGTATCTCGCGTCGGGGACCGCGACAAGCGACCTATATTACGTAAACCAGACTTTCCCGTTCTCGTCTCTTCAAACGATTGGAACGATCGTCTCGCAGCTAACGCAGCTAGGGATGGGCGTCGGCCCGGATATCGGAGTCGATGTCGCTTATTCCGATGGTCCGCTCTCCGTTCCGGTCGCGACAGTAAATATCTCCTATCCACGTCGTGGCCTAGCGTATACGTCGCCCGGTTCTACGCTTACGGTAGACCTCGCGACTGCTCGCTCCTATAGTTTTCCCGAGGACGGGACTCAGGCGGCGAACGTAATCTACGAGATCGGTGGCGCTGGGGCGATTACCGCGGTCGAGAATATCTTCCCGCTTCAGGCTGGATATCCGCTCCTAGAAAGCGTGAAGTCTCGCTCTCAGGTTACGAGTAGCTTAGTCCAGGATATCCTTTACGAAATTGGTCTCTCTGATCTTAGCCTTTATAGCTACCCGGTAGTCGTTCCGACGTTTACAACTGATCTCTTTGGCGCGAACCCGGCACTCGGTCAATTTATCGAGGGTGACGATATTATCGTCACGATCCCGGCTACGGACGGTGTCGGTAACGTCTGGGACCCGGGGTTCCCGAGCGGAATGTATCTACCGTGGCGGATTACGGCCTGGACGGCAACCGTCGGAGACTATGGCGATAGTACACTTCAGGTTACGCTCGGTACGCCGCCAACGTTTAACGCCGCGGATAGCCCAGTACAGCCGCTACTCGTCGGCCCGGGAGAGGGCGGGGGAACGCTTCCTAGTGACTAAGGAGTAATATGCCTTCCCTTACCTGGTTTCTAGCGAAACGCGCTAACGCGCTCGCTCCGGTCCGTGATAAGCAGTTCCAGCAACCAGCGCATCCGGTTCTAGCGGGCCTTTACCCGGAGTCGCCGGAGCTACACCGTCAGCATGTTTTACCGGGAGCGCTACGCGCGATTACTCAGGAAGAGCGCGCAGCGTGGCTAAGGGAAGGGCTAGACGACGTAGCGATGGCTCGTCGCGTTAACGCTAGGTGGGCGGCCGTAAATAGCCAGAGGCTACGCGATTACGAGCATTGGCGAGATACCGCGCTAAGAGCCCACGTTGAAGAGCATCGGCTTAAGGCTCAGGTTAGGGCGCAGGCTATCGCCCTCCTAGAAAGGCAGCTTATCCAGGAAGCGGATAAGTAATGCCTGGCGTAGTCCCGACGCTCCTAAACGACGGCCTTCTCCCGCCGATGTTTACGGGTATCAACCAGCAGATAAGTGGGGTTGCGAAGGTCGCGGCGGGGTCGGCTGCTTCGACGGCGAACGTCGTCCTTGACCCTTACGGGAACGCCGTTTCGATTCAGGGTATTCTAAATCAGGTCGTTGAGCTAGGCGCGGGCTGGTTTACGACTACCGCTACGCTAAGTAAAACGTCGTTGACTCTAACGGCTGCTACTTCGACTATAGGAATGTTCCCGAGCATGGCCGTAAATGCTACGGGGATACCCTCTGGGGCGACGATCGCGGCTAACGGCGTTACATCTTCTACTCTTACGCTTTCCGAATACCCAACCTTAAATGCTTCTGGGGTTACGATTACGGTAGGGGCGAGCGGTGGCGTTAGGGTCGGGACTAACCTAACGGGGTTTGGTATCGCGACCGTTACGAACTTTGCTTATACCGCGATTACGGTAGCGGCCTCGCAGGTTCTTTCTACAGCTTCGCCGCCCTATACCGCGACTATAACTGGTCCGACTACGGGCTTTACTAACGGCTATGTTATTGGCGCGGTAGATTCTAATGGTAACGAGGTTATCGCCGCCGGTACCACCTATACTATATCTGGTCATACGATTACTCTCTCTTCTCAACCACTAGAAGCCGGATCTAATTTCTACTGCTGCTCTGCGCTCTGGACGGCCCTCGGTAGTACCGCGAACCCCTAGGAGGGAAAGAGATGCTTCAAATCGTCTGCTCGGGACCACAGAGTCAACTTAAGAAGGCGGCGAAAGCACTTAGCGGAGCGGGCTATACGCTTGTTCTCGATACCGTCGGAGAACCGGACCTATACGGCCATGGCCACGCAGATGACTTTACGACGATCGAGGGCTTACCGACTCCGGTTAAGGCGAGCGTTGCTACGGCCTTCCTTACGGCTCTCGGTAAAGGCCCCGACCGCGCGGTAGAAGTCCTCGAACCACTAAAATGGCGTCTCCGTTCTCATAGTGACGCGCCGGAGCTACGTAAGAGTCTAAGTATCGAAGACCGCCTAAGACTACTAGGCCTTACTCCCGCCGACCTACGATCGGTACTATAAATGGCCGTTACCGCCGCATTCCTCCAGAATCTTACGTACGCTGCGGAGCCGCTACGCCGCTCGATTTATTCGCCGATGATTAAGCGAGGCTCGACCGTAGGCTCGGGCCTCGGGGGAATTCTCGGTAGCGGATCGGACTTTAATATTACCTGGTCCGGTAGTGGTCTAATTTGTAACGCCGCGGGCGGAGAATGTCTCGTCGCCGGTAGCTCTTCTACTACGCAGGGCCTTTACTACGTCTACTCATCTAGCTCGACGACAATAACTCCGGCATCATCATCGTCAAGCCATCCGCGTATCGACCTAGTTTACGTTCAGGTTCTCGATCAGGCGTATACAGGGTCTAGTAACCTCGGTCAGATTTCGATCGCTACGGGTACACCGACGGCTAACGCGAGCATTACACCGGGTAACGCGAACTTCCTATCGGGCGCGCCGTCTACTCCGACTAGCTCCCTTACGCTTGGATATATACTAATCCCTCAGAGCGCTTCGACGATCAGCTCAAGCGATATTCTCTCTACCGGCCCATATGGGGCCGCTTACGCCTATCTCGCGCCGAATACGTTTAACCAGCGGCAGGTTTCGGGGAGCGGTAGCGTTACCGCCGTCTCGGGCGATCATCTAGTCGTCTCGTCCGGCGCAACACCGATAACGTTCCCCGCGCCGTTTCCTAATGCTCGCGTTAGAGTAACGAACTATGGATCGGGCGTTCCTACGCTCTCTCAGTATTTAGCGGAAAAGATTTATGGTCTAGGCCTAACGTCGAGCGGCGTAAATAGCGTCTGGTTCGCGGCCTACGGTGGCTCGGGAACGTTCGAGAGTGACGGTACGAGCTGGTATCTAACGGCCGGGAACCCCGGCTGGCTCCCGGGGACTACGCTCGCCTCGCTCGCTTATAACGGTACCGGGACGGATACGAGCTATGTAATTAACCCGGCGTCGATGACTGCTATTGATACGACTAACCTCCGCCTATCGGGGGTTATCGCGCCGCCTAATGGTAATATCCATGGCGTATGGACTGCTGCGATGACGAATAATAACGTCGCCGGGAACTGCTACGGCGGTATTCTCTCAGGCGCGACGACGCTCGCGGGTGGCTATCTCCTTACGATCGCTAATACCGTAATGCGTAGTCCGTTCGCGGCGAAAATCACGGGCCTTTCCGCCGGGACTTCGTACGCACTAGATATCGCTGGGTATACGGCTAGCGTAAGTCAAGGCCTAGAAATCTTTTACGGTCCGACGCTCGGGCCTATCGACTTCGCTATTACGGCCGCATAGTGCCAGCGCCGATTACAAATGCCCGCGCTAGCTGAGCGGATACTCGCATTAGGGCAGCTTCTCGGGGATAAGATTGATGTCGTCCGTGGCGAGGTCGGGGTACTAAGCGACCGTGTAGCGACTCAGAATGGGCGCGTTACGGCGCTAGAGCAGCATAATATCGCTGAGGGTGCGCGAGATAGCGAGCGTAGTCGTTTACGAGCGCGCGAAGATGCCCGCGACGCTCGCCGTCTAGGCTGGAGGGTCGCGGGGCTATGGGGTATCGCGGCGGCGGTCGTAGGGGGGGCGATAACGCTCATAGGGTACCTTGCTGCGACGGGAGGGCTCTCATGAGGTCTAAGCTAAGGAATCATCTACTCGCGACTCTTATAGGCCTTGTCGTAGGGGGCCTACTTGCGGGTGGCGCGGAGACCGTCGTTCTAGTAATCCGACTCCACTCGGAATCTAGCCGACTCCACTTAGTCCAAACGCAGCTCGCGCAGAATATCAATAGTCAGGTACCTAACCGCGTAGAGAACGTAGCGGCCTGGTGCGGCGGTATAAACGCAACGCGGGACTATGATCGTAGTCTCGTGGCTAAGTTCCATGTTCCTTATACGCTACCGGATCTAAATTGCGCGAAGCTAGAGTCTCGTACCGCCGCTTCAGCGCAGCATTAACTTAGATGGTATTAGCCGCCATAGTCTGATAAGCTAGCCCTATCTACAAAGGGAGCGCTATATGAGTAATCCCCCGATCGGTATTAAGTTTAGTACCGGGCAGGTTCTCGATGTCGCGGTCAAGGTTCATGCTCCGGAGGCCGCTCCTAAGGTCGCCGAGGTTGCGCATACGATTACGCTCGCGAAGGGCCTTACGGTCACTCTGACGCCCGGGAAGGTACAGCCTGCGCCATCTCCAACTCCGGCGCTTACTATTACGACAAAGTCGTTACCGCCTGCCGTAGAGGGCGTGGCGTATTCTACGACGCTCGCGGCGACCGGCGGCGTACCGCCCTATTCTTGGGAGAACGTCGGCGGTCTACCTGATGGACTCCATGTCGCGGCTACTACCGGCGTTATCTCGGGCGCGGTTACGTCGGGCGCGAATAATTACGTTGCGCGGACGCAGGTAACGGACTCTAAGGGCGTTACGGCCGAAGCACCACTCGATATTACGGTTACGGCAGCCCCTACCCCTACCCCTACCCCTACCCCTACCCCGACGCCGACGCCTACACCTACTCCGGGTACGTATCAGCCGTCGCTACCAGCGAATCTCGCCTCCCTTGTCGACGGCAATTCGATTATTTACGACTACGACTTCGCTACTCTAGGCGCCCCTCAGTGGGGCGAGGTCTGGACTAATAGCTGGTTCGGCGGCCAGGAGTTTAACGGGAAGGCGAACTTTAGTCTCGCTAATCTGTCCTTTACTGACGAGGGCATGGTATTCGCCTCGACCGATAACGGTTCTATCGGCGTTATGGTAAATACCGATCTCCGGCAGAATAGTAAGGGCTTCCAGTATCAGTACGCCTACGTCGAAGCGCTCCTGAATTGTCCGGCGGACGCGAACTGGTTCACGTTCTGGACCGCCGCGCAGGGCGACCCGAACGGCGGCGAGAACGACATCATCGAGTTCGATGGCCCGAACGCATGGACCTCGAACTACCACTGGGCTGGCGGCGGCTCGAATGACACGCCGGGGCCCCAGTATCCGGGCCAGTGGATCAAGTACGGGCTGATCGCCACACCCGACACCTACTACGTCATCTGGAACGGCGAAGTCGTCCGCCAGTACACGAACGAGGACGGCGGCGCCGAGCATTACCTGCTGTTCTCCAGCGGCACAGCCGGGGCGTTCCAGGCGAGCGATAGCCCGACGACGATCGGCGCGCGTGACAGCTGTGGGCGCTAGCGAGCTAACCGTGCCGACTACCGATCAGCTCGTAAAGGTTCTAGAGGCCCCCGAGCATTTCGGTGGCCTTAAGAACGCACGCGGGATTATCGTCGCTTTTGATCGGGTCGGGGCTGATACTAAGGTCGATTTTGATCTCGCGGCGGTCGCGGCGTCGGTTCAGGACGAGTCGGGCGGCTGGAATACCTGGGGGCATGACCCTTGGGAAGGCCCTCATTCGCCGTACCCGAAGGGGATAGCTCACGAGCCGTCGCGGGATCTAGTTGATCCTGTTACGGAGGATAACTTTAAGGCCTACTGGAAGCTAATGACGGAGGGCGGCTGGCAGCCTCAGGGTGTCGGGCCGTCTCAGATTACGGAGTACGGCCTTCAGGCTGCGGCGGAGGCGATTGGCGGCGCGTGGCATCCGGAGAACTCGATGACTGTCGGGTTTCATGACCTAAAGCAGCTATTCGTCGCGGCGGGCTCAGCGCAACTCGGGTACCAGCATTATAACGGTAGCGGGCCTGCGGCGGTCGCTTATGGTATCCGCCTTAATAACGATCGTCTCCAGTGGCAGGCCTGGATTAACGGAGCGTAAATGGGACTCGAAAAGTCGCGTGTCTTTGGTGTCGAGATCGAGCCGCTCCCCGAGGGCGCGGTCGTTACTGAAGTACTGATCGCTTTTAAGGGTATGGATGAGAATGGCGAGTCGTCTGTCTATACGCGTACGAGTACGGGACTCGCGGTTTGGGAGCGAATTGGTATCTTGACTATGCTTCTTGATGAGGCGCGGTCCTATGCCTCTGCTACCTTTGAGGACGATAGTAACTAACTGAGAGGAATTATGCCTACACCATCGTCACTTCAGGCTGCTATTATCGCGGCCGTTACGCAGATCGTAGCGCTAGTCGTCGGGTTCGGCCTTCTTAAGAGTACCGAACAGGGCGTTGTCGTAAACGCTGCGACCTCGATCGTCGTCGTTGCTTTCCTTATCGCGAATAGCGTTCACGCGAACGCTGACGCGAAGGTCGAGGCGGCTGGTATCGCTCCGCCTAGGCCGGTAAAGTAATGTCCGGCTATCCAGCTACGGTCGAGCGCCAGCATGTTTATGGCTGGCGCCGACCGCTTCCCGGCCAGTATCTAGCGTATCCTCCCGCCGATACGGAGGGACTCCCGATTTCCCCTCAGGTCGATCCGCGGGCGAAGCTCCCGCCGATTTTTAACCAGGGGCAGCTCGGGTCCTGTACGGCGAACGCTACGGCCGGGGCTTTTCAGTATGACGGGATTCTCGACGGTAAGAACCCGGGCCTTCTAGCTAGACTCTGGATTTATTACTTTGAAAGAGCTATTGAGGGTACGCTCGGTCAGGGGGACTGTGGTGCTACCGGGCACGACGCGTTTACCGTCGCGAAGCATGGTATCCCCGACGAAACTCTCTGGCCTTACGATATCTCGACCTTCCAGGATAAGCCGGGGCCGGACGAGCCGCGAGCCTACTACCTTAAGAAGCCGGTAGCCGCGCCAGCGCAGACGGAAGAGGCCGTAAAGCGCGTCCTTTCAAATAGCCAGACGATTTCTTTTGGTTTTACGGTCTATCAGTCGTTCGAGTCAGAGAAGGTCGCCGAGACGGGGATTATGCCCGTACCGCGGTCGGGTGAGGCGATTCTCGGCGGTCACGAGGTTCTCGCCGTTGGCTACCTAGAAGATCGGCCGGATTACGTTCTCTGCCGGAACTCTTGGGGTACCGGCTGGGGACTCGACGGCGACGGGTATTTCTTATTCCCTTGGTCGGTATTTCTTAATCCGAATATGGCAAGCGATTTTAGGACAATCGTTCGGCCGTATGATTACGATTACTCCTCTTTCTCTAACTGCTTGGGAGTTCCCCGAGGATAAAGTTGCGGGTAAGGCGGCGTTTATCGCTCAGTGGGAGAACCCAATCGAACGCTGGATTAGGGCTTACGCGCTTACGATGCGGGGAGCTAGTCTCGCCGATTATTGAGGCGAATAAGATCGCACCGCAGCATCTTTACGTCGATAAGTCTTGTATGTCCGATGCGCCCCAGAAGGTTATCGTTGACGAGATCGTAGCGGGTGGCGTCGAGGTTACTATCGGGACTTCCCCGGCGGGGCCGGAGTTTATCGCTCATACGAAGAGCGTTATCGCGGTTAATGGCGATAGCTGGGAAGGCTCGACGAATTTCTCGGAGTCCGCGTGGTCGCAGGTTAATACGGCCTTCCAGTTTACGAGTCTCCCCTGGGCAGTCATGATGGTTATAGCGTTTAACCGGGACGTAGTTTACGCCTGGGAGCATTATCCTACCTCGCAGCTAATTAGCGAGCAGCCAACGCCGAGTACGATCGCGTAACGCGTCGCGCCGCGCGCTCGTATAGGCTTTAGCTAACGTCTAGACCCTCGGAGGTTCGAGGGGGACCGCTGGCCTAGAGGGGTCGGGAAACTAGCAGGAGGTTCGATGACATTCCTTTCGCTACATTCGTCGTTTCGATCGCCCTTGCATTTTCGGGGCTAACCGGAGGGACTCCGCCGTACGCTACGCCGAAGGCTCCCGAAGCACATTGCGCGTCAGCGCGAGCCTGTACAATCCGGCGAGATAGCCGCTACTGTTCCGAGCGTAGTGTTATTCCATGTATCGTTTCGGCGGCGCTAAGGTATCATCAATCGGTAGGCGTACTAGAGTGCGTCGCGCGAGCCGAGTCGACAGATGACCCGACGAATAATCGTAATCCTGACTATAAGGGGCTATTCCAGTACGGGGTTATTTGGCTACGGGGCGGCGGGTATATCTGGGGTTACGCCTGGAATATGACGCCCTACCGGCGACATTCGGCATGGTCGGCTAGGTGGTCGAGTCTCGCTACCGCCTGGATGTTTCGCCACGGGCATGCTGACCAGTGGCAGACTATTACTGACGGAGCCTGCTAAGACTTCTCATCTTACGACGCAAAACGTCGTAACCCATCGGGCGGGGTTTCGGTTCCCCGTACTCGCCAGGAGTTCCCTCCTCCTTCGCCTGGCGTCATCCCGCGCACGACCCGTCATCGACCTATCCGGCCGGTGGCGGGTCGTTGCTGTTAAGGGTCGATCTCTCCTTCGGCGATTAGGACTAGCTCCCGTCGTAGCGCCATACGCTGTTCTACGGGGCCTCGTACCCTAACCATTAGCTCACCGTTAGTAATCGGCTCGACGCCGAGAGCGCGAGCGAGATGTCCGCGCGGATCGGGAATATGAAGTCGCTCTTCGCCTCTCTCCGCTTCCATTCGCGGCGGCGACGCGAGCCGGGGAAACCGCGCCATATAACGGGGCTACGGAACGTCACTAAGCTGCCCATCCTCTAGCGCCTTTAGCGCCCGTCCTAGCGAGATATCGCGCCCGATCGACTTACGATAGTTATCTATGGGATTACAGACCGCGACGCCGCGTACGATCTCTTCGTCGCCGAGGAAGATTACCGCCTCCGTCTCGCCGCCACGAGGAAGGATAGTATAGTGATCGTCGCCGTAGGCTCGCGTATGGTAATACTTAACCTTTAGCCCCTCTGGTACCTCTTTTTTCATGCTTCCTCCTTCGGTTTCGAGAATTCTACTAAAACGAAGCTAGGCGAGAATACGCGCTTTCCGCCTGTCCCTTATAGTTAATCTACGACCGAACGCGAGGAGGTATTAATTGACTGCTCTATCTCCCTCCGATGAAAAAATGAACGTTCGTGACGCTGCGATCGTCGATATGGCTCGGAGGCTCCCACGAACGAAAGACCGCGATCAGCGTATCGCCGACGAGTTTGCTATCTCGTTACGCCGCGTAAAGGACATTATCGCCGCGGCTGAGGCGGCGGAGAAACTATGAACTATCGCGAACTACAGGAGTTCGTCTGCGAAGGCGCTCGCGCTTGCTGCAATGATATGAACGCGCCTGACGAGGATTGGCCCGCCTACGCGTTTCTTCTTAATACGAAGGGCGATATGGCAGTCGTAGAGTTACCGCCCGAAAAGAGTCACTGGGTTCCGCTTCTAACGGATATGATTTCCGAGCTAGGGGTCCGTAAGCTAGGGCTAGTCTCTCCGGCCTGGGTAGTTAAGTTCGAACTCCCCGATGAATTCGAAGGGGACCTAGATGAGTTTCTCGTAAGCGAGGCCGAGCGTTCTCGCTCACATGCCGATCGTCAGGAAGTAGTGATCGCCTCGATTTTTGATGAGGAGCGAGTCGAGGGCTGGGTTGCGGCGGTTACTCGTAGCGAGGACGCGCCGCCGGTCCTCGGAGAGTGGGATGAGTGGGGCGATAGCTCCACGTCGTCCTTTGAGGGTGGCTTAGTCGATTCGATTCGCCTAGCGCTACGGTAGTATGGACGACGACCTTGAGGGGATAGGGAGGGAGCTAAGGGACTGGCTAGAGGAAGGCCGCGTCCTAGAGCGCCAGGCCCTAATCTCGGGGCCTCCGTCGGGGCTAGAGCCTACGGCGCCCGTACGCTTATGGCGCGAGGGCGAGTTTTATTGTGCGATTCTTCGTAATCATCTAGGTTTTCTTTGTGGTTACGTTCAGGTTCCGGAGGGTCATCCTTGGTGGGGAGCTTACGGGGATGAGAGGGTAGCTGGCGTTCCAAGTCTAGATGATGAGACTTTAGCCGTAGAAGGGTTCGAGAACTTCGGTGTTCTTACTACTTTTATCGTGATGGCGGGAGATAGCCTCGACGAGTTTAGGGAAACTCTTGATGCTATGGTTTCGGTTCATGGTGGTCTTACGTTTGCCGGTCCGATGCTTATTGAGGGCGCTCCTTGGGGCTGGTGGCTAGGCTTCGACTGCGCGCATTCGGGGGACGCGCCGGACCCCGAATACGTACCGATACCTTGGCCTAACGGCGGTCACGTCTGGACGCCGGACGAAGTAGCGCTCGAAGTCTCCCGTATAGTTACCGCAGTCGCCGCTACGGTAGGAGTAAGGCTATAAGGCCCGGGTCGCTCTATTCTCGGGAGCTAGACGACGGCCGCGAGATAACGGTCTATCCAATGATTTTTACGACGCGGGTTTGTATCGGCCCTGCTAAGATGGAATATCTCGACGACGTTTGGTGTTATCATCGGGCGGAGGACGCGCTAGCCGCAGCGGAGGCTTGGAACGGGGAGGGCGACCCACCTGACGGTTGGCATCGTCATCCTATGTCCGGGCGGCGTCGGCCTAACGGCGATCCGGCGCGAGAGTACGTCGCGCCGTAAACGCCTCCGAGTAAGAGGATGCGCTAGACTTCGGGCGCTCCCTCTCCCGGTAGCATCGAGAGGGCCAGCCTAAGAGCGCTGGCCCTCTCGTGTTTACGCCGCTAGAAGGCCGCGAGCTTCGGAGATCGCCGAGCCGACGCTAAACGCCGGAGGCGGATCGGGGTACGTAGTAGGCCCGTAGACGTTCAGCTTCGGCCAAGGGTAGTACGGCCGGATCTTCCACGGGGAGCCCCCACAGTAGGGACAGCGGCCGCAATAGGGACAACAGTTCATTTCTTTGTCGCTTTCTTCGCCGTTGTCGCTTTCTTCGCCGTCTTAATCGCGTTGGCGATATCGTAGGCTGATCCCCTATATGCGTTCGGATCGACGTTCGCTCCGATCTCCGTCCCGTCTTCCGTAATTGTCCGCGACGAGAGTCCGGACGAGTCGAGCGACGCGAGCGTTTGGCCGGACGCAGCGAGGTAGCTAGAGCTAGTCTGACCGACAGAGGCCCACGCGCTCCGTGTTCCCTTCGGCGTCGAGGCGTAGTTTACGGTCTGTCCGCTAGAGCGACCGGAGAGGCCGAAGCCGCGGCCGGTCGCCCAGGCGTCGATATTCGCGCCGAGGAAGATGAACGTCCAGCCTGCGGCTTCGCGCGCCGTAATTATCCCGGCGAGCGTCTCATTATCGACTTCTTTAGACATGTTCTCCATGCCATCGGTAAAGATAACGGCGAGCACTTTCCCGCTTGTCTCCGGGTCAACTTCTTCGACGGCGGCGAGGCTGCCGACGAACTCATTAACGCCCGAGACGACAGCCGCTTCGTTTCCGCCCATCGAGCCGGAGCGGTCGAGGAGGAGGCCGATCGTTACCTGCCCAGCCTTCGCCTGTGTTCCGAGATGCGCGATAAACGTTGCGGACGCGTCGAGTAGTGGTGTTCCTCCGCGCGGCTGGAAGTCCGCGAGGGTTAGTGGGGTAAACGCGTCAATCTCAATTCCGTCGCGGATAACGCGAAACGATTCGACGCTATCGAAGTCCGCGAGCGTTACTACAGCGGTAACGGGCGCGGCCTTCTTCTTTTGGGTTTTAGTTGCCATTCTTTCCTTTCGGGGCGAGAAAGCTCTGAGCGGAACTTAGAGCCGCCTGTAGCCCCTCGATCTGGGTACTAAGGGATTGGTAGGTAGCGGCGACGGCGGGAGTTACCGAAGTCGCGCGTAGATAATCACTAACCGATAGGTTAGCTGCGTCGGCGCGGGCTTTTATAGCCGCGGCCTCCGCGTTAGTTACTCGGAAACTAAGGGTTCGCTCCGAGGGGGGTTTACGAGTCATCCCGCGAAGCGTACTACGAAACGTATACGAAGTCCACTGGCTAACCGCGAATACGCTCTCCCCCGATACGCTATAGTTACCTTAACGGCCGGACCGTACAGCCGGTCGGGGGATGGCGGAAGAAGGAGTAGCAAACGCTCCTAACGCAACGTCTAGTCCCGGGAAAGCCCTAGGGGAAACTCCGACAGGGTACTCGTAAGGCAGCGAGTCAAGGGAACGCCGCAAGCGACAATAGATGGGTCCGCGGGTATTTACTATTACTAAATGGTTGCCCCGCGGTGGAGGTAGAGTCCTTCCCCCACCAAACGTAGACCGGCGAGGTTCAGTAGTCCCTCGCCCGCCGAAAGCAAGAAGCCGCGCTTGAGAAATCGGGCGCGGCTTCTGCTGTTAAGGGCATCCGGCGGCTCGAAGGAGTATAGTGGTTCCTACCGAATGAGGAGCTATCCGTGACTAAAGAAGTTGAAGTAATCGAGGGGACCGCAGTCGAGGCGTTCGAAGAGCAGCCGCTACCAAGTAATCTTTTTAAGTCGGATAATCCGCTAGTAATCGTTGAGCGCGCGACTAAGCTCGCGGACGTTCTCAAGGATATCCTAAAGCGCCAGCATCTAACCTCGAACATCGGGGGTAAGGACTTCGTAAGGCTAGAGGGCTGGTCTGCGCTAGCTACGCTACTAGGGATAGTCCCAATTATCGAATGGACTCGTAAGCTCGAAAACGGCTGGGAGGCTCGGGCGGTAGCCCAGACGCTAGACGGCCGGGTCGTTGGCGCTGCTGAAGCTCAATGTACTCGCGAGGAGAAATCTTGGGGTACTCGCCCGGATTACGCTTTGCGAGCGATGGCTCAGACTCGTAGTAGCTCCCGTGCGCTCCGCGGCCCGCTAGGGTTTATTGTTTCGCTCGCGGGGTACGAGACAACGGCCCCGGAAGAGATTATTGATATCGAACCAATTTCGCCGCTTATGCCTGAGGAAGCCCGGCAGCGAATGGTGATGAAGATTATCGAGAGCGGCCGAAAGGTAGCCGAGGTCTTCGCTGAGGTCGGGGTCGATAGCGCTGGCCCTACGATCGACCAGGGATATAGAATCAAGGCTATTCTCGAAGGAGCGCAGGCCTCGTGAGACTCCCCTATATATGGTCGCTTGAGGAGATCCAAGCTCAGCCTGAGTTTGGCGCAGAGTGGGGTTGGTTCTATGGTCTTGTCCGGGTTCGACGGGGGCGTATTAGCTTTGTGGAGATTCTCCCGGGCTTAGGCTACGCTAGCCCTTGGCCTATGTGGGAATCGAAGTGTTGGCGCTGGGCGTTTTCCGATCTATTCGTTAGGAGTTCCCGGCCATTATGAGCCACGCATTGGTACCGCATACGGGCGAGCTTATCGAGATCGCCGCGATGAGCGTAGCGGAGATCGCTACGCTTACGGACGAGATTCGTGATCTAGAGAGCCGTCTCCGGTCGCTAAAGTCAGATTTAGCGGCGGAGGTTACGGCGAGGTTTGACCGGGATCGAAGCTGGAATGCTTCCTATTCTCATGCCGGGGTCGAGTGGAAGGTTTCGACTTCTTCTGACGCCGAGGTATCAGTCTGGGATGTTACGGCCCTTCAGGAACTTCTTTACGATCTCGTTGAGGAAGGCCTTATCACGGAGGAAGCATCAAAGCGGACGGTCGTTCCGAAGATTGAGTATAAGGTTATGGCGTCGGGCGTTAACGCGCTTCTAAAGTCGCCCGAGATCGCCGCCCGGATCGAGGCTTGTCGTACTCTAGAACCGCAGCCTAATCGGCGTCTTAAGGTCGAACGGAAATGACGGATCTACCCTTTACGTTAGAGCAGCCGCTTGACGTATCGGATGCCCGGATCGCTTCGCGTAAGCTCGCCGATCAGCGTAGGGCGGCGGAGAAAGAGCATGAGGCTCTTACTATTCAGGCAGCGGAAGCGGAGCGCGAGTATCGTAAGGCTTACGCTAGAGCGTTTATCGAATCGGATGGTATTGCGGAGGCCCGGAAAGCTAGCGCGCAGGCGTCGACAGCAGACCTTAGTTACATGCGTGATCTTAAGGCTGGAATGGTAAAAGTTAAGGCCGAGCAGCTACGTGGGCTAGAAGGCGAGCGGTCTATGCTAAAGAGTCTTATAGACTGGTCGGCTCGCCTTGATCCTTTCGCTTCCGTCGATCGAGCGCCGCAGCGGTAATTCTCTTTCGCCTCCGGTAAACTTCTTCGGGAACCGACCGAAGGAGGAAGCTTGAATACGACGATTTCGGAAAAGGCTGCGAAGGCCCGTTCGAGGCGTAGTAAGATCCGGCAGGGACGTGCCCCGACGCCAAAAGGAAAGAAGGTCGCGGGAACGCGTCTGGTCTCGCCTGAATTTGGGTCGTGGCTCCGGCGTACTCGCGAAGGAATGGAACTTCAGGTTCTAGAGATGGCCGAGAAGTGCCATATGAGTGTAGGGGCCTATAGGGATTTCGAGCTTGGCCGCGGTAGTACGAACCAGTCGGTAGTAATGTTCGAGTCGCTCGCCGAGGGGATCGGGCTTGATCTCGGATATCTTCTTTATAAGGCGGGCCTTACCCTCGGGAGCGACGGCGTTAATCTCGCGCGCGTAGAGAGAATGGAGGAAGTAGGACTCCGGCTCGACGCCGCGGAGCCTATAATCCGCTCGGCGTTAGCCGAGACGATCGAAGCGCTCTCGCTTGAGGATAACGAGGATGATCGGTTCGAGCTTCGTACGGCTCGCCAGCTTCAGATTATCCGCCTCTCCCGAGCGCTCTCCGAGCTAGACCTAGTTACGACGCGTCTAAAGGAAAGAAGGAACGCATGAGTACTACGACTGCAAAGTCTCCTCCGTCGAACCTTAACCTTAGCGACTGGCCGTATCGCTTCGCTATCGTACGGCTAGACGATCTACACCTAGAGAAGTATCAGCGCCCGCTTTCCGAGTCCTGGCTTAAGGGCCGGGAGTTTAACCCGGCCCTCTTTGGGGCGGCGACGGTTAGCGAGCGGGCGCACGGCTCGAAGGCCTACGCGCTTATCGACGGTCAGCATCGTTGCGCGATCGCTCGGACGGCGGAACTCGAAGAAGTCCCTGCGCTCGTTTTCTATGACCTTACGATCGAGCAGGAAAGCGAGCTTTTCTCCATGTTCCAGCGCGAGCGGCGGTCAATTACGCCGATCGTTCGCTTTAACGCGGACGTAATCTCCAAGCATCCGGATGCGCTTGCGATTAAACGGATCGCTACTGCTAACGGCTTCGAGATTACCGACCTGATCGGAGCCGGAAAGATTAGGGCCGTCGCGTCGCTCGAAAGGGTCTACGCCGAGACAGATGGACCGGAGAAACTCGGCCGCGTCCTAGCCCTAATCGGTGCTACCTGGCCCGAGATGCCGGAGGCCGCTAGCATGCAGATGATTCGGGGGCTCTCGCTCTTCCTCGATCAGGTAGAGTCGATTGACGACGATCGTTTCGTTTCGCGCCTCGAACGCTATACGCCTAGTGATCTCTCGCGGAAGGCGTCTAACCTCCGCGACATCCACGGGAATTCGGGGACGATCGCGCGCTTCGCCGCCGAGATTATCGCGAATCATTACCATGGTCGCGCCTCTCGATCATGACCGAAGTAGGTTTCCGACCGGACTTCTCTAGGAGGACGCGCGACGCGCGGGCGCTTCGCGCTCACGTTACGTCGCTAGTCGATGAGTTCGAAAAAAACAAGGCGAGAATCGCGTCGCTCGAACTCCGCCAGGAGAAACTTCAGGCGGAGATGGCCGAATTTAACGGGATTCTCTTTGAGGCGGAGAACGCTAACGTTCGCGCGGTAGGCGATCCGATAACTCCAGGCGTAGATATCGCGGCGGAGCTAGCCGTCGTAGTAGCCCCCGCCGCGCGCCCCGATCTCTTCCGCGCGGCGGACGCCGGAGCGGAGCGCTTCGGTACGTTTACGTTACCCGAGCTAGGGGCGTACGTCGGGGTTAAACCGGCGGCGCTCCGTAGTTGGGTCCGCGAGCGGCTCGCCGGAGATTACCTTAGCGAGAATGGTAAGTTTAAGAGCCAAGTAATGTACGAATGGGTCGCGGAGGACCTCCCAGCGTCTCAGACTCGGGAAGCTCTCGCAAGGGACTGGATTGCGACGTTCCCGACTCCGTTTTCTCCCTGGGACTTCGCGAAGGCGACAGGCTACGTCGGCGAGGATGTCGATAAAGCGCTCGGTGTTTTCGCTCGCCGCGGAATGATTCGCGAGGTCGGCGTAGAGGGCCTAGAGCTTTACGAGTACGTTCCCCCCGACTCGGCCGGGAGAGCGGCGGAGATCGACGGAGAACGCCCGAGAGAGGCTCCTATAGCCGAGGACGCGCCGCGGCGCGGGGCGCCGGTAGACGGGACGGGAAAGAAAATGGTTATATCTCATCCGGAGATGCGGAGTCTCGTCGCGAGGATCGAGGCGGGCGGCGGGAAGGTCCGGCATGCGGCTAACGGTCATTTAGAAGTTACGTTTAACGGTAACCGCTGTCTTATTTCTTCGACGCCTTCTAGCTCACGGTCCGTACTGAACGATCGAGTTCGTGTCCGGCGACTAGGGCTTAACGTATGAAATACTGCTACGTTAGTTTCGCCTCAGAAGAAGGGTTTCTCGGTGGCGCCTACATCCAGGGTAGTAACGCGTTTGAGGTTATCGACCGGGCCTGGAAGCTAGGAATTAACCCGGGCGGCGAAGCGAAAATCTGGGGTTCTATCGAGGGCTCCGAGATCCCAGTTCCGTCGGAAGACCTAGAGCGCCTTCTAACCCGGGAGGAGCTAGGCGCTTGAGTACTATCGAGCGTTCCCGTCCGCTAGCTCCCTATCAGGGGGCTGAACCAGCAAGCGTTACGTACGCCGAGGTTCGCGCCTGGTCGGTAATCCTTCAGGTTTTTACGATCTCGGATCTAGCGTACTCGATGGCTATCTCGGAGGAGATAGCGGAGCGTGGCATTCGCGCGCTTCTATATCACGGGATCGTAGAATCGACCGGAGACTGGATTGATAGTCAGGAAATTCTCCGGTACGTTCCGCTCCCGCCCGGGCCGAACGAGCACGAGACGGGGACGCCTCCCTGGATGCTTTGGCCCTGTGGATCGGAGATCCTATCGCCACGAGGACTTCGGGTACGTATTCGTACGCAGCGAGATCAGCGAGGAACCATGTCTACTCCGGGTGCCCGCCGTCGCCTTCGCGATAACGAACGCGCGTACCAGCGACAGGAGGAAGCGAAAGCGCGTCGCGCGGAAGAACAGCGTCGTAAGGCGGAAACCGACCCGAAGTGGAAAAGAGTTCGCCGCGGTAAGCGCGACCGAACATATACAACGGAGGACATGTAACGATGAAGTCTATATTAGAAGTTCTTACCGAGGCACGCACCCGGATTACCGAGCCGGGAACCTGGATCGTAGGGTACCTCGCAAAGGATCAATTTGGGATGCCCGTAAACTCGGCGAGTCGCGGTGCCGATTCTTTCTGCGCGCTTGGAGCGGTTTTTGCCGGTACGGGCGGCGATTGGAATACGAGTTCTGCTACCGAAGCTATTAGGGCACTAGCTAGGGTACTAGGGGTATCTGATATGGATGCGCTGGTGGCTGCCGCCACTATAGCCCGCTGGAATAACTCGCACTCTCACGAAGAGGTTCTCGCTCTATTCGATCAAGCGATCGAGAGGGAGCGCGAGTGCGAGATAGTTCGCGCGGAGGTTATCGCGTCGGGGGCACCGTACGAACTAGCCGCGTAACTTACCGGGATCGTCTAAGGGAAGGACGCCTTTGCTTTATCAAGGGAAACGCGGGTTCGACCCCTGCTCCCGGTCTTTTAATACATAACCGAAGGAGAAGTAGTGAAGTCTACGCTCGAAGTTCTAACGGAGGCCCGCGCCCGGATTACAAGGCCCGAAAACTGGACTATTAAAATACGGGAAAGGTCTAGCGAGCGGGGGGTCGCCTATTGCGCGCTAGGGGCGGTCTACCTAGCGCACAGCGGTAACGTATGGGATGGCCATGAGCTTCCTGCTATTAGGGCGCTAGCCGAATCTTGCGGAGAAGAGTTCTACGCGGCTTGCTTAGGGGAGACTAGGTATGCGACTAGTTCGTACGCCGTCGCGCAGTATAATAACTCGCACTCTCACGAAGAGGTCCTCGATTGGTTCGATCGGACGATCGGACGGGAGCGCGAGTGCGAACGGGAGCGGGAGGCCTGTAAGCGCCTTCGCGCGGACCTTGACGCTTCGGGGACGCCTTACGAGCTAGTTACGTAATGCGGTCCCGGGCGGCGAGGATAGCGAGCCTACGAGCGGCAGGTCTTACTGCTGAAGCCGCGGCGGAAGCCGTAGAAACAGAAATAGCTCGGCAGGCTAGCATACAGCGAGCGGAGCAGCGAGCGGAGCAGTTACTTCATTCTCAGCTTACGCCCGCGCAAATCGAAACGTGGGATGCGGGTCGCTATTTTGATATTGAGGTTCGTACGCGCCGCGGCGTATATACCTGGCGTATAGAGGAGGGTAGGGACCATAACGTTCAGCTAATCGGAACGCCTATTCCCGGTCAGAGGTATCTTTACGGGAAGGAGCTAGCAGTTCGTAGAGCTACCTATTTTTTCTGTGCTGGCCCGCCTGGCGGGATACCAGTCGCCGATTTCGTTCTCGCGCAGAAACTCTGGCTAGAATCAGATATGAAGGAGTTTCTTAGGATCGCCTTGTGATTCCGAAGCTTGTTATTTCCGCCGATTGGGGTTACGCGCTCGCCTGTCTTTACGGTATCCCGCTCCTATTTATTTGGCGTGCCCGGTGGGATCGTAAGGTTAGCGCGGCGCGGCGGCGGCTAAGACGGGATCGGGAGATCGAGCGGGAGCTAGGGATTGGGGACGAGGCGCTAGCCGAGCGTGTTTATGATTACCGAACCGAGGGAGGGAAAGGATGGACGTAGAGCTTAAGCATGCGTTAGAGGTTAGTCGTAACGCCTGGTTTATCCGCCTTTATCAGTTCGTTTGGTGTGATACGACTCCCGTTCGACGGAAGACCGCCCGGATTACGTTTTGTGCTCTCTTTTGGGGTTATCTTCTTATGCCGATCGGCCTTCTACTCGTTCCCTTTATTTATGGCGTTAGTTGGGGCTGGGCGGGCCTACGTCTTTTAGGTGGAGGAGTCGCTTGGGCTTTCGTCGCTTTTACTCATCCGTTTCGCTCGCGGCGGCGTATCCGGCTGGAGGAGGCTAGCCAGCGGAGGATAAGAGAACAGCAGGAGAAACAGCAGGAGAAAGATCGGCGCGCGGTAGAGAAGCGCCAATTATTAGAGCGGGCGAGAATGCGCGAGTACTATACGCGTCTCGGGAAGCCTATTCCGCCTCAGTATCTAGAGCCGGAAGAACTCGCTAAGCCCTCGCTAGATCAGCGTCGCGGGGCGATTCGTGAGCCGATTATCGCGGCGGCGGCTTATTTAGGCGCTCGGGCGATCGCGGGCGCGACGAATACGGGCGAGCGGATCGGGGCGGTAGCAGAACGTATGGTAGCGGGCGGATTCGTTGCTGCGGGAGCGATCGGTGAAGCGGGGGCGAAGCTAGCGACCTACCGAACATTTTGGCGCCGCATGCGCTGGACGACTCTCGCTCTAACTGGCGGGTTAGCTCTTTCCGCTATGACTTATCTCGTTTATGCGACGAGCGGAATAGTCGCGTCGGGCGCGGTAAGCGGAGCTGACTTTATCGCGGCTACGGTCGCTACCGCATTCGGGGGCGGTCTTTGGGGGATCGTCTTTCTCGCGAAGGGAACCGGCTGGATATTCGCGGAAGCGTTCCATGCGGTTATCGGTGCGATCGTCGGCCTTGCTCTTCTAGCCGCTAAGCTTACGGTCGGCGCGGCTAAGGCAGTCGCTACGAATATCCTCCAGATTCTTATCGGCGTCGCTCTCTGCGTTCTCTTCGTAGCGGCTATCATTCTTCTCGGCGCGGTTTTCGTCGCTGCTCTTCCGCGCGCCGCCCGCGGCCTCGGGAGGGGGTAGCGATCGAGCGGCCGACGTAGTAGCCTCCGGCGCGCTCGCGGGCGCTAGAGGCGCGGCGGGCGCGGCCCGGAGCGTCTCTCTATTCGGCCGTGTTCTAAAAGCCGGGTACGTCGCCGTAAAGTCAAATACTTGCCCGGAGATCGTCTTTAAGGATGACGAATGAGACGTATAGCTAAACATCACCTTATAGCTCATCTCTTTTGGATCGCTGCCGTTCCGTTCGCCGTATTTACCGCGACCTGGGTAGCGATACTTATCGTCGCCGTAACGATAAGCCTAGTCCTAACGCTAGTCTACTCCCGCGCTATACCGCCGCGCCAGGCCCTACCTGAGCGTACAGTCCCCTGGCAGCCGCTTATTGACCGCTACTACGCCGATACGCGGCCGACGGCGACGATGGATTTCGTTATTGACGTAGACGCGTGGCCGGATAACTAATGAGTATCTTTTTTAAGAGACAAGCGAGTATCAGAACTCCTAGAACTCCTGAGCAGCGGGCGGAGTGCCTGTTAGAGAGTCAGCTTACGCCGGAGCAGGTAGCTAGCTGGCGTACGCAGCGTTACTTTGACCTAATAACGCGTTCTCGCCGGTTTAGTACGACGGCCTATACCTGGAGGATTGAGCGCGGTAACCAATATAACGTTCAGGTTATGGCGGTCCGCGGCCGACCGCTCCGCGGTGTACCATATTCCGGGGTTAGGGGGTTTATCGCTTTACGGCCCGGGACACGCCTCTGCGTTCATCCTAGGAACGACTGGGATATTATCCCCGTTGCGGATACCGTTCTCGCTCAAAAACTACTATTAGAAACGAGTCCTGAAAAGTTTATCCGGCTAGCGAACTGGCTGCCTCCGGGCTACGCCTGGAGGCAGTATTAAGATTCGAACGGCAGGGGAACCTTCGTTAGCGCTCCGGTAGAATTCGCTTACCGATCCGCGAAACGAAGGAGGTAGGATGGAGGACGACGCACGTATAGCGCTCGAAGAAGCACGTAAAACGATCCAGGAGCAGCAGGAGTTTATCCGTCAGCTTACGGAGCCGCCAATTCCTTACGCGACGGTTGTCGCGACGGCTAAAGGGTCGGGCGAGTCGGGTTCGTTCGTAGTAATCGCTACGAAAGACGGTCTTCTTGAGGTTCTCCCGCCGGAGAAACTTGAGGTTAAGGCGGGCGATACCGTCCGGCTCGCCGAATCAATGCAGATTTCGGGTATCGTCCCGCTCGACGCGAGCGGCGATATCGCCTCCGTTATTCGCGTCTCCGGTGGCCTTGCCGAGGTAGAGAGCATGGGAAGCGTTCGTATGGTTTACGAAGGCTGCTCGACGCCGGAGATCGGCGATCGCGTTCTCCTAGATGGTTCCGCGAGCGTTATTACCGCGAACCTCGGCCCGGAGGAGAGCCGCTACCGCTTCGAGTCGAACGCGAACGTAAGCTGGGATGATATCGGTGGCCTCGCCGAAGCGAAGGCGCATATGATTGAGGCGATCGAATACCCGCAGCGTTACGCGAAGCTCTACGAGCATTACCAGAAACGCCCGGTAAAGGGCGTTCTTCTTTATGGTCCCCCCGGCTGCGGTAAGACCATGCTCGGGAAGGCGGCGGCTACGTCGATCGCCGGAGGACAGGGCGCCGGGTTTTTCTATGTAAAGGGGCCGGAGATCCTCGACCGTTTCGTTGGCGTAGCGGAGGCTACTATCCGTCAGCTTTTCGCGAACGCGAGACGGTATAAGGAAGAACACGGGTTTCCGGCGGTTCTCTTTATCGACGAAGCTGACGCGATCCTCGGACGCCGCGGCTCGGGGATTAGCTCCGATATGGAGCGGACGATCGTACCGATGTTCCTAACCGAAATGGATGGTCTAGAAGACTCGGGCGCGCTCGTTATCCTCGCGACGAACCGCGCCGATACGCTCGACCCCGCAGCGACGCGCGACGGAAGGATAGACCGGAAAGTCAAGGTCGATCGGCCGGACCGCGACGCCGCTAAGTCAATCTTCCGTCTCCATCTCGACGCCGTACCGTTCTCTAACGGACATTCGGTAGACGAAATCGCAACCGCCGCAGCCGATGACCTCTACCGCGCGGACCGTACGCTTTACCGGATCGAAATGCCCGGGAAGGAGCGCCGCGATCTTCCGTTCTCTGGAATCGTTAGCGGAGGAATGATCGCGAATATCGTAGACCACGCCAGCTCCGCGGCGCTCCGCCGCGACATCGAGAAGAACCGCGGCGGAGGTCTACGGCGAAGCGATATCCTCGACGCGATCGAGACGGTATACCGGGAGGCGCTACCACTCGATCACTCGGACGAGCTAGCCGAGCATCTCGGCGGCGACCGTAAGAAGGTAGTCTCGATCCATAAAGGAGCGTAGATGGCAGGCGTAGGACAGGATAAGAAGAAGGCTCGGAAGGCTACGGCGGGCGGCCCGTCGTCCGCCCCCGTAGATCTCCGCGAAGGTATCCCCGAGACGGAGGAAGCGCTAAAGGGGATCGAAAGGGCGCTGAAGAAGAAGCCGCAAGGACGTTGGGAAGTCTGCTGCGGAATTCGACGCTGGGTAGAGGACTAATGACCGTAAAGACGCTAACCGAAGAGCAGCAGTATGCCGTCTGGACGTTCGACCGAATGACGGAAATCGTTAAAGGGGAAATGATTATGCGGTCGGCCTATTCTTCTAGCGAGCGGTTCGAAGGAGGCCCGGCTCTTTGCGAGGGCCGAAAGTACTGCGCGATCGGCTCGCTCGTTCTCGCCGCGGGATACCATCCGGACACCCAAGAGTTTCGAGACTATACTTACCAGAATACAAGGGATATATTGTCTAATTCCTGCTTTGCCTATACGCTTAAGATAATCGACGAAGCGGCCGAGGAATGGGCCGAACTACAAGGGATTACGATTCGCCCCCGCCCGGAGCGTTACTTTACCTCTAGCCTAGAACAGCTTTTCGAGAACCACGTAGATATAGAAAGCGTTCGAGCGAGCCTGAACGGCTGGGGTAAAAGTAATTCGTCTACTAACGAGGGTCGCGCGATGCTCCTTGAAGTAATCGCGGCGGCGCGAGTAAAGGTTCTCGCGGGATGATCCTTCCCGATCTAGCGGGTCGTATCGCTAGTCTCGTGGTTCTCGCGCTCGCTGTTTCCGCGGCTTGTAATACGGTTACGCAGGCGGTTATCTTCGCGCCGGTCCGTAAGTGGGTACGACGCCGTAATGCTTGGCTCGGGGAGGTTATTTCCTGCCCGTACTGTTTTTCGCATTGGGTTGCGGCGCTCGCTATCGCCGCCTACCGGCCGGTCCTCGTTCATTCGGGCTTTCACTTTCTCGATCTCGTCGTTTCCTGGCTAGCGCTTATTGCGCTTAGCGCGTTCGGGAGCGGACTGATTATCCGGGCGTTCCCGATCTTCGAGGAGCCTAATGGCTAGGGATCTTTCGTGTCAGAGCGGGAAGGAAGCCTTTAAGACGAAGCGTGCGGCGGAGAAAGCTAACCCCGAGAGGCCGGTAAAGCGTTGCGATCGTTGTCGCTACTGGCATGTGGACGGGAAGAAGAAAGTACGAGCATGACGATCGCCGACGACGAGGCCCAGTATCGCGTAGGGTACGATCGCGCCTGGGCGTTACTTTTATCACATCTAACGCCCGAGCAGTGCCGTACGATGAATATAGGGTTTTTCGATGTAGTTACTCCCGAGGGACGCCGCTGGCGAATTTATACGCCGCCTAATTCGCTTATCTACAATATTAGGCTACTAGAAGATCCCCTCTTGGTTGGCCCTATCCCGCGAGGCCCTGGCGGGGGTAATATAGGGGGGGAACCACAAGGATATATACCGATTAGCGTTAGTAGCCGTATCTGCGTTCGACTTAGCTTTAACTGTCCTCCGGGTGACTGGTTACTCGCGCAGAAGCTAATGCTTGAGTCCCCCGGCGGGGAGGCCCTACTTCTAGAGGTCGCGAATGGATAAGAGCCTTAGCCCGGACCGGACTAGAGCACGTAAGCTCCTTTTAGCGCACTTAACGACAGCTCAAACGGAAACTTACCTCGGAGGAGGCTATTTTGACGTATACACACCGGGTAGTAAACCGCGGATATGGCGGTTAGGGGCAGGCGGTCTAGTTCTCGTTAAAAACCCTCGGAAGGCGCCCGTAATACCTAGAGGCCCCGAAGGATCAAATTGGTGGCCTACTCGGAGGGGGTATAAGGCCCTTCCAATTGAGGAAGGGGACGGTATCTGCGTAGGTTCCGCAATAGCGGTCCCCTATGAAGACGAACTACTCGCCCTAAAGCTTATCCTTGAGTCTAGGGGCGGCGAGGCCGAGCTTCTAGAGATCGGTAACGGATGACGCCCGCCGAACGAGCCTGGAAATTACTCGCGGACCACCTTACGCCCGAACAGCGAGCGGATTTAGCGACGAAACATTATTTTGATGTAGTTACTTCGGGGGAGCGCCGCTGGCGGGTATCTCGGAAGCGCGCCGATTTTAATATCCAGCTAAAAAGTAACGGGCGCCATAAAGAGCTACCTACTAATGGGATCGGGAACATTATATACGTTAACCAGGTTATCTGTGTAGATATCTCCCGTTCCTACCGGCGTGGCGATCGGCTTCTCGCTCAGAAACTAGCGCTCGAATCAGACGAGCTAACGCTCCTAAATCTCGCAAATACATGAGGTACGTATTCGGAGAGTGGAATGCGCCCGCTACGGATACGGCCGAGCGTATCGAAACGCCCGTAGGCGAGCCGTGTATCTACTGCGATGGGCCTATCCTCCCCGGCGATAGCGGCGGGATTAACTTTACCGGGCAGGCGCTTCATAAAGAGTGTAATCTTCGTACGGTGGTAGGCGGGATCGGACATCTTGTAGATCACGCTAAGTACTGCCATGACTTAGGGCCGGACGCCGGGTTATCGAGCCGTAAAAGTTCACTTCTAGCTTGGGATTGGTTCGTTAACGGTAAGCGTCTAACGACGGCGGAGCTAGAGGCGAAACGTGGTTGAAGAACAGATAAATCCGGTCCGCGCGTATTATACTCAGGTCGAGGAGCTAAGGGATATAGAGGCTAGGATAGAGCGACTTTCCTCTGCTAGTTATCTACTTACTAAAAACTATGAGCTAAACAGGAATCTTGCCCAGGTAAAGAAAGCTCTAAACCTAGCCCTAGGAATAGCATACCAAGAACTAGGTAAGGCGCTTTACGATCATAATAACCAAACGGAGGAGAGTAATGATTCTTAAGTGTGAGTGCTGCGGTTTCGAGCGGGAGTTCGCGACTACCGATGAGGCGTTCGACGCGGGCTGGGACGAAAAAGAGCATCTTCCGAACTGGCCCGTCTCCTGTGATCTTTGTCCGGGTGTCTGCGCGATGGGCGAAGTCGATCACTCCGAAGCGCACGCTATTTGGGAGCGCAACGGCCGTCCGGCGGAGTTTTCGCTCGAAGGGCTACCATCGCTCCCCGAGGACGACGCCGAGAAAACTCGTGATCTTCTCCTACGGATCTTCGCGGTCTAAGATGGGTAGACTAGAGATAAAAGATTGGGGAGGCCTTGAGCTTATCCTCTCCGAAAGAAATCTCCTATCCTTACTCTCAAAGCTCTATACTCCGGGGAGTGCCGCGGCGATCGTTATTGGCGACGTTCCGCCCGGCTATAACTCTCTCCTGATCTCCGCCGAACGAGACGAAAAGCATTATTCCTCGGAGAGTAGGGAGGGAGAGCCCGCCGGTATAATGCATCCCGTTACTGAAAGGGTCCTCGCTGCGATCAGGACTATTCTCCGCGAAGAAGAGCTAGAGATCGAATGAAAGACGATATCGAGATCCGGCCGCGGCCCCCGGCTAAACGGCGGGCGCTAGAGGGCGCTCTAGACGTAGAGCTAGCCGTCTGGATCGCCGACGAGGGTCTTACCCCGTCCGAGCGGCGGCGCGCCGGAGACGAGCGCCTACGACGCCGTAATCATACTCGCGAGCGCGTCGTTGGGTTTACCGGGACGGCGGCGGGAATGACTCCGGCGCAGAAGCTTATCGTACGCGATCTCGTTAAAGGCGCGACCGAAGGCCATCACGGGGATTGTATAGGAGCGGACGCTCAATTTCACGCGATCTGCTGGGGATTTAATATTCCGGTCGTCCTTCATCCGCCGGAAGAAACGTCGCGTCGCGCCCGGAGCCGCGGCGCGATCCGTACGGAGTCGCCTAAGCCGTTCCTAGAGCGGAACCGCGATATCGTTAAGGGCTCTACCGAGATTATTGCTACGCCTAAGGAACCGGGCGAGCCGAAGAACCCTAGAGGGCACGGGACTTGGTATACGATCCGGCACGCGAAAAATCGCGGGGTACCGACTAAAATAGTTCGGCCCGACGGAACGATAGAGGAGACGTAATGGCCTGGAGTATCGTACTTGAACCGATAAGCATTAACCCGGATGAGCAGGGTCGTAATATGAGCGGCCTAGTCATCTATATCGAAGACGGTGAGGGCGATCGGCGCGAGCATACGCGCGTTACGTATATTCGCCGTCATTCGGCGAACCCGACGCGATCCTTTAAGCGTCAGATGCAAAAGTCGATCGAAGAGGCGTATGAGGCGATCGGCGTTCTCGCTAACGCCGAGGCCGAAGTCGCTGCTGCTACGAAAAGGGTTGAGGATACGAGGTCGGTGCGCGAGACTTCTCACGCCGCGACGCGCTCGGCCGCACCCGGGATCTCGTAATGAACGACTACCTCCACAATAACAAAGCTATTAGATACCTTATTTCTCACGGCAACCATGATCACCCCCGGGACGGTCGCTGTTCTCTCGAATGGGTTAGCTATATAGCAGGAGAACGACACTCGGCCCTACCAGAGTGCGTTAGCGGGGAAGTACGGAATGCTGGCATATGGCTAAACGACGTCGCCGGGGGCTGCGGTAAGGATCGCGAGTCTCTCCGACCGCTTCTACTTCGCATGATCGGAACGGCCGGAGACGGGAAGTATATCGAGCGCGCGATCGCGATTAACGAATCTCGTTATAACCCTACCCTTCCTCCCGGCGTCGCGGTCTTTTCGAGGGAGGCGACCGCGATCCGCTGGCAGAGCCTCTACGATACTCTTGACCGGATACTCCCTAGGGAGGTCGAGCTACCGCCTAAGATGCTCGACCGGGCGCTAGCGTTCTGTAAGGCTGGTAGCTAGTGGAAAACCCGGCCCGTCAGGCGCTTCTACGCTTCATGGGAGAGCTATCCGAGTCGATCTGGTGCGCAGGCTGGTTTATGAGCCTAGAAACAGCTCTCCTTCGCTCGCAACTAGATCTAGCCGATCTCGCCGCGTACGAGTGGCTCGTAACGGAAGCGGGCGGCTGGTGGACTTGGCTCGGAGAGGTCGATAGCCCCGAGTTCGTAGAGGGTACCCTTACTGAGCTTAAGGGACTAGCGAGAGTCGTCTAATGGACTGGACCGTTATTTGCGTTCCGCTTGGCTCTAACGTGGATGACGCCGTAAAAAATACGTCTGGTTTAGGCGTCGTCCTAACGAACGGTAGTATAAATCATCAGGTTGCCGCCGTCTCGTTTATCCGCGAGAACTCCCGGCACCCGAAGGTTTCCTTTACCGATCAGCTTACGGCGGAGATCGCTAAAGCCGATGCTGCGGCGCTCGCGCTAAACGAGCTAGACGAAGAGGCCGAGCGACTCCGCGCGCTTTCCGAATCGGCGTCCGTCGCTACGCTCCGCGAGCTTCTAGGACCGCCGTCGCGAAGCGTGAAGGGCGAGTAAGCGCTAAAATCGTAGAAGGGAATCGAACCTTATCGCAAGAGGAAATCGACCCCTCCCATCGACAGATAGGAACGAACGGATGGATAGATAAGACGTTCCGCGTAGTATTCCCGTAAGGAAAATGGCTGCCGAATGGGAATAAGGTAGGATCGGGAGGGCTGGGGTTCGCCTCGGCCCTCCCGTCTAATCCGAGAAAGGATATCATGGCGGACGAGATTCACGAGCCTGAGAACGATGAGGCGGAGGCGGACGAGGCGGAGGCGGACGAGGTAGAGTCGGAAGAGCCCGCTGAGGACGACGACGAGAACGAGTAGACCGTGGAGGGCCACTTCGGTGGCCCTCCCTTAATTATGCTTATTGCCGCGACCGTTGCTTATCTTAACGATCTATATGAGTATCGTAAGCCGGTCGAGCTTTTCGAGTTATGATTCTTCTACGTAACCTTCGAGGAGGGAACCGTAATGCCTCTAAACGCCGATGATCTAGATGAACTAGGTAGCGTCGTGGACGACCCAAACCTGCTTACCGATGCGGTCGTTGAGCCTACGGCGCTAAAGGCTGAGGCTGCTCGCTGGGCTGCCGCCGTTCTCCGTAAGGAGGATCTCGATATCTTCGAAATGATTCAAATGGGTTATTACGGCGGGTTCGCGATGGGTATTCTCGCCGAGCGATATTCTGCTAACGTTCCGAACGATGATTAGTACGCTAGAATCAATAGAGATTACGGGTACGGACCGCGACCCTCCACTCTGGCATCTTACGAAACTTATTGACGACGGGATCGCCCTCTGCGGACATGTATTCCAATATTTAGGTGGCGGCCCCGACTGGGAGGGCGAGTACGACCTCGATACCTGCGTCGTCTGTACGGAGATAGCCCGGCGGCTCGGCGGCTATGAATAAGGGTACGTCCGCTCGACGTACGCCTGAATCCTAGCGTCTAGCTTAGCGAGGACTTCTAATGTCTCGGCCGGTAGCTCGTCGCGGCGGATTCGCCTTGACGCGTTCTCGTGATTCGCGTGGCAGCTAAGGTGAATCGTAGCGAGATTCCAGCGGTCGTCCTTTAGCTCCGGCCATTTCGCTTTCGGTAGAACATGATGCGGAAAATCGTTCCAGACTACTCGCCCGCAGACGATACATATACCGTTATCGCGCCGGTAGACAGCCTCTAGAACCTCCGCCGGTACGCGCTTATTCTTCACTTCCGCTTTCCGGCGAAGCGAAGTTCGCCTTAACGGTACCCCAATACCGTTCTTATGCGATCTCTTCAAGATCAATCGCCTCCTGCTCAGGACTGCGCTAAGATACTCTCTTGCCCGGTCCCGAGCATACTACTACGCGAGGCTAGATGGCGTCGGGGCCGGTTACTCTCGTTTTAGCGCGCCTTGAAGCTAGGGAGTGCCGTCCGCGTCCGGTCCCGGGCGGCTATTCCGCGCTTTGCCCGTCGCATGAAGACCGGACGCCTTCGCTCGGTATCAAGGAGGGCGACGGCGAGCGGGCGCTACTCGTCTGCCGAGCAGGCTGCCCGACGGATAATATCGTTCGCGCGCTCGGGCTAAACCTTTCTGATCTTTTCCCGCCGCGCGAGGACCCTGTTAAAGAGCGGATCGAAGCTCATTACGATTACGTTAACGAAGAAGGCCAACCGCTCTACCAGGTTCTACGTTTCCGGCCGAAGGCGTTCCGGCAGCGTAGACCGAACGGCGAAGGCGGCTGGATCTGGTCGCTAGGCGAGACGCGGCGCGTTCTCTACCGTTTACCGCGTGTTATTGAGGCTATTAAGCGCGGCGAGCTTATAACGATTGTTGAGGGCGAACGCGACGTTCATGCGCTAGAAGCACTCGGAAAGACCGCGACGACCTGCCCGGGCGGCGCCGGTAAATGGCGCCCGGAATATAACGCTATTTTTACTGGGGCGAAGGTCGCGGTAATAACCGATAATGACGAGCCGGGACGAAAACATGCGTTAGCCGTCTGTAACGCGCTCGAACCGATCGCCGAAGTAAAGCTCTTCGAGCCAGCCGTCGGGAAAGACAGTACCGACCATATCAAGGCGGGATTCCCGTTAAGCGCGCTTCGCCCTTTTGAGAACGCGGGAGCGCCGTCATCCGCTCAAGCCTCGATCGAAGCGATATCCGGGAAACTCTGGGTAGGAACAGCGAAAGAACTTTGCGAACTCCCTAACCCCGGAGAGGACGCCTACCTTTTAGGACCGCTTCTCGTTGAGGGAAGTCGCTTTATGATTGCGGCCGAGTCAGGCAACGGTAAAACTACTTTCGCCCTCTCAATGGTCGGCGCTATCTCCCAGGGACAGGAATTTCTTAACTTCCCGGGGCGCGGGGGAGTTCGGGCGATCGTCCTAGACGTAGAACAGGGACGAGGTACGATCCAGCGGCGGATACGCGAAGCCCACCTCGACCAATCCGAAGATATTATTTACGTAGTCGCCCCCGACGGCCTTGCGCTCGATACTGACGAGAGGACGGCCGAACAGCTTGAAGAGCTTTTCGTAAAGTACAAGCCGGGGATTATTCTCGCTGACCCGTTTTATAAGCTTCACCGCGGCGACGCGAACGACGCCCGGATGGCGATTGATCTTATGCGGCGCTTCGACGCTTGGCGAGAAACTTATGGTTTTGCGCTTATCCTTCCGATGCATATGAGGAAAACTCCAGTCGGCGCTAAATTCTCTATGAACGAGATTTTTGGCTCGTCTTCGTACCAGTGGGGAGCGGAGATCGTCGTCGGATTACAAAGGATCGCTAGAGGTTATTCTCATCTTCATTTCTTTAAGGATCGCGAAGGAGTTATGGAAGTCGTCGGCGACCGCTGGAATCTTACGTACTCTCATGAGAGCGGCTTTCGACGTTCTCTCTCTAACGATGATAAGACTGCCTTCTTAGAGGGCATACGCGAGCTTCTAACGGCCTCCCCGAGCCTAACGTTAGACGAGATAAGGACTACCGTTGGTACGCCGTATAAGGCGACTAACGAGATTCTCGACCAGATCGCTGAGCCTGATACGCGAAGCGGACCGAAAAAGAACTGGCGGTGGACTCTAAGGCCACCCCTGCCCGGTTTCTTCTCGGCATAGTATGCTATACGCGATGATTAGCTCCGATCGACCGAGTAAACCCTACTGGAGCGGGGATTACGTTCTCTGGTGGGGGAAGAATGATTGGGAATTTCATACCTGCGTTCGTTGTGGAGAACCCCTACGCGATCCTACGTCGCGGGGGCGCGGTTACGGCCGAACCTGCGCGGAAGCTAGTGGTATCGCTAGCCTAGTTCGCGTTACGCTCCGTGACGAGCGCCAACGAGCTAGAGCGGCTAAACGGCGGGGCGACCCAGTAGCTCCATATAATCGCCGCGGCCGACGACAAGCGGGGACTAGCGGGAAATCGCCCTACGCCGCCGCGGCCCCAACCCAGAAACAGCTTACCTATCTACGCGTACTCGCCGATAAGACTAAGTGTACGTTTGTGACTCCCTATACTCGTAAAGACGCAAGTAATCAAATTAGCCTTCTCAAAGCCCGTATTACGAAGTAGCCCCGGCCGACCGCTGGGCGCGGTCCTCATAAAGCCGCGTTGTACGGTCGCCCTCCTGAAAGACGGACTGAGCTTGCCCCGTAGGGCCGAACACGCCACCGCGAGCTTTAAGTTACCGCGTGCCGTAAATTCCCTTAACTACTAACGTTTGCGTAGGGACGCTGAAAGACAAACGCTTCCCTTTACCGTTTACTCAACACGCCAAGAAACCTAACGCGGTAAGTCTTAGTCGAGCGTTTCGACCATACGATCCTCGAACGTTAGCTAGGGACGGTAAGACCCGGGTCGAACGTTTGTAGTAATTACGCTGTAGCGCTCGAAACGCGCGAGCGCGGACAGTAGAAAGTCCCTTACCTTTCGAGTATCGTTAGCTTTTCCTCCCGCCCGCGATCCGATATGCCCATCACTGCCGAATACGACCCTGAAGCCGATGCTCTATACGTGCGCATCAGCGCTCGCGAGCGGCAACGAGCCGTAGAGATCAACGACCGTACCTACGCAGATGTCGACGTTAGTGGCCACGTAGTCGGTATCGAGATTCTGTATCCGGGGCTAGGTTTTGATATCGAAGCCCTCGGGCGGAGGTTTTCACTCAGCGCGAGTGAAGTAGCCGAGATCATGCTCGCGATCGCCGCGACCGGTTTGGTCCGTCAAAGCGGCAGTCGCGAGTTGCTCATGTCCGACCCCTCCCGGATCGGGCAGGCTTGAGGCGCCACATTCGCAATCACGCGCGGCGCCGTCCGCGCGACGGGTACGCTGCATAGAGCATGGCCGGCCGTGAACTCAAGCAGCTGTTTCGAGCCTTCAACGATGGCGACGAACTCGCGTTTCGGCGGGCGGCGCAGAGCATCATCCACGAGGAGGAGGCCAAGCAGCATCTCCCCCTGGCGCGAGACCTCCGGCGCATCATCGCGTCGAAGACAAATGACGGCTTGAACGAGCTGAGCCTCGCGGTTCCTGACCCACCGACCGACCGCGACGGCGGGTGGCCTCTCGCCGACGTGCGCACCCCCCGCCGGGCTCTGGACGACCTGATCGTGCCGGCCGCCGTCAGCGATGCGCTCGTAATGCTGTGTCGCGAGGTTGAGTGCTGGGAGCAACTCGACGCTGCCGGCATTCCGAGAAGGCAGAAGCTACTGCTGCACGGCCCGGCGGGGTGCGGCAAGACTTCCGCGGCAGAAGCGTTGGCTAGCGAGCTCGGCGCGGCCCTTGCCGTCGTGCGTCTGGATGCCGTCGTCTCGTCCTACCTCGGAGAGACTGCCAGTACTCTGCGTTGATACCACTGCT